GCGACCCGCCGACCGTAACCCGCATTCGCAAAAAAAGGAAAGCGCTAAATGCGAAACCGTCGACTGACGGCCTGATCTGCTGCGCTTGCGTTCAGGCTTTTCTTTTTTCGGGAGGTGGAGGAAGCTGCCGGTGTCGGCCCCATAAACGACGAACCCCACCGGGGGGTTCGGTGGGGTCGACGGGCATCAGCAGCAGTGCGAAGGGCGGGAATCCTTTGCCGCTGATGCCTCCCAAAAGGAGCAGGGCTGGGTGCATCCTAGTCCCTGCTCCCCAACGCGATCAACCCCAGATCGCATGAGGGCCGCATGGCCAGTTCTGAGCCGTTTCAGATGCTCCCGAATCGCCTGCTAGATACCGTCGCCGATCCCGGCGCGGTCTGGGCGTATCTTTGGTGTCGTCGATTCTCCAACTGGAAGAGTGGAGGGTTGACCAAGACCACAACCGAGATCGCCCAGCTTATGGGCATCACCCAGAGGACGCTGGCCAAATACTTGAAGACCCTCCAGACCACGGGCTGGATGGTTCTCGATGGGCTCCCAGGCCAGCAGTTCTGGAGGATCATCCCACCCGGAGCCCAGCTGGTCAGGTCGGCGCCTGACGCAGTTTTTCAGGGGGTCGTTTTTGAGAAGCCTTCCAAAACGGCTTCCCAGAGCCCTCTTTTGCGCGTTCCCGACTTCGCGGCTCTATCTGATCCGGGATCTGATCCGGAATCTGATCCGGATCTGCTTGGGGTGGTGGGATCTCCTGTAGGCCAGTGCTCTACGGATCTCGATCCTGCTCTCTATCCGGAGGGGGGTCCGGGGGGAACCACGCCCCAGGGGGTGAAAAACCGCGCACCCCCTCCCCCTGAAAAACCGAGCACACCCCCTGAAAACTTGAGCGTGGAGGCGATCGAACGCGGCGACTGGGAAGAGGCCCGCCCGCAGAACGCCAACGCCTTGGCCATCGCGCTGCGCCAGGTCTGGATCGATGAGGTCTGGACCGCATGGGCAGGCGGCGGGGAGCCCCCCACACGCGGCGTGGGCTCCGACCTCGTGGAGATCCACAAGGCCCTCAAGGACGGCGCAACCCCACGCGGCATCGTCGACGCCTTCCGTGGCGTCAGCGGCCACCCATGGTTCGCGGCGACCCTCGCCAAAGGAGCCCCGGCGACGGCGCTGCGGGTCATCCTGCACACCAACGCGGGCAAGCTGTACGAAGAGCTGGCCGCGATCGGGCGCAAACGCCGGGGCCAAGGCGTCGCGGCGGACCGGAACGCTGCCGAGTCCGCTTGGGTCAGCCTGTACGCCTCTGCATTCGAGGTTCTGGCCAAGGGCAAGCGGAGGGCGCCGACCAGCTACGAAGCCCAGCGGTGGGGCCGTACAGGCTGTTGGGATGTGGTTGAAGTCTCAGACGGCCCTGGCGGCGTGGTGCCGGTCTACGGTCCGGCTGAGCGGAAGGGGTTCACGTGGGCGGAGATCGCCCGCGTCGATGCGGCGATCAGGTCCATGTCGCTGGCGGCGGGAAACGTCGCGGCTGGGCGGATTGCCTCGGATCAGGTGCTGGAGCAGTTCGGCACCGTAGGAGGTCAGATCGCCGGTGCGATGCAGCGGCGGGTGGTGTCGGAGTTCAAGGCGTTTGGGGAGCAGATCGCAGCAGTGGTTGCCGTGGTCGCAGCGCGCCAGTCTCAGCAAGAGCAGGAGCAGGTCTGATGAAAAAGTTTGGAGCAGCAGAACGTGATCCGCCGACGTCGTCGGAGATCGAACGCGTCGTGGGTATGGGCTTGCGCATCAAGCGCCGCGTCAAGGAGAGCAGCGGCGTCCATGTGCTGGCGGACTGCCCGTTCAACGGGTGCAAGCAGCACCTCTACGTCAACGTGGAGAGCGGCCTGTGGGACTGCAAGAAGTGCGAGGAATCCGGCAACATCTGGCGCCTGGCCGATCACCTCGGCATCCGCCTGCGCGACAGCCAACCACGGATCGTGAAGCAGGTCGGTAGCGCGCTGGTTGCTGGCGCACGGGCCAAGGCCAACCGAGTCGTCACCAACGCCAAGGGCATCGACCTCGCAGGCGTGCAGTCAGCGTGCGATCGCCTCTTTGCCGAAGACGACAAGGCCGGCGCTCGTGTTGGTGAGTACCTGCGCAAGGTTCGCGGGCTCGACGACGACACGATCCGCCGCTTCCAACTCGGCGTCACGTGGATCAAGGAACGCGACTGCAAGCCGGAGCTGGCGGTGGGAATCCCCTACCTCGACGGCGACAAAGTCCCGCTGATGAAGATCCGCAACCTCGAAACCCAGAAGGACCTGCGGAAGTTCCGCCGCACCGCTGGCGGCTACTCCGGCCTGTTCAACGCGGCGGGCATCAAGGGGTGCCGACAGGTCGTGCTCGTCGAGGGCGAGCTGGACGCGATCAGCCTCTGGCAACTCGGCATCCACAACGTGGCCAGCACGAGCCTCGGCGCCAAGAAGACGATCCCGGAGGAGTGGCTGGACGCCCTCGCCGACGTCGAGGACATCGTGCTTTGGTACGACGGCGACGACAAAGGGCAGGAGGCAGCCGGCGCCCTCGTCGACCAGCTCGGCAGCTACCGTTGTCGGGTGGCCTCGATGCCCGCTGGCGTGGAGGCCAAGGACGCCAACGACTTGCTCGTGAAGGTGGGCGGCGACGAAGCCGCCGAGCTGGCGCGCAAGGCCGTCGATGCAGCGCTGGGGCTGACCAACGGCAACGTCACGACACCCGGAACCTTCGCCGACGCCCTCGAAGCGGAGATCATGGGCGGCGACAGCTCGCTGGGCATCTCGACGGGCTGGCCCTCGGTCGACCGGCTCATGCGCGGCGTTCGCATGGGTGAGCTCACACTGGTCACCGGCCACACGAACGCGGGCAAGACCTCGTGGGTGCTCCGCCTGCTGCGCAACCTCGCACGCCAGGGCTACCCGGTGATGGCCTCGGCGCTGGAGAACGGCCCCGTGGCGATCGCTCGCAAGGTGTTCCAGAGCGAGTTTGGCCGCCCGATCTCGTCGATCCGCACCGACGAGGATCGCCGGATCGCAATGGGTGCGCTGGCTCAGCTCGACCGCGATCCGCTGTACCTGCTCGACCTCTACGGCAAGCACCCGCTGGCCAAGATCGTCGACGCCATGACCTACGCCCGCCACCGCCTCGGGGTGCGCTACTTCGGGCTGGACCACCTGCACTTCCTCGGCAAGAGCGATGCGCGGCAGGAGACGCTGGACCACCTCGACGAAGTGCTGTCGACGCTGACGGAGCTGACGCGCAAGCTGAACATCCACATCTTCCTGATCGCGCACCCCAAGGGCACCGTTGCCGCCGACACGATCCCCGACGGTGACAGCATCAAGGGCACGTCGTCGGCAAAGCAGACCGCCGACAACGGCGTGACGGTGTTCCGTTCCGTCGACGTCGCAGGCGATGCGAGCGCCAAGAAGATGAAGATCAAGGACAGCGTGGGCCGCAAGATTGAGATCGAGCTGCAACCCCGCGACGTGCTGATCTCGGTGTGGAAGGCCCGCCACGACGAAGCCGGCGAGGGCTCCGCCGTTTTGGAGTTCGACCGCCGCAATCTGTGCTACAACGAGAAAGAAGGGACGCGGGATGCGTCTCACGAGGAGTCCGATGCCAACACCCAAAAAACCGTCGATCAAACAACCCAAGACCTCTGGGGCGCGTCGTCGAAAACAGACGATCCTTTCGCCAGCTGATGCCCTGCGGGCGCTCTTGCTCGACGAGAGCGGCCAGTGCTTGCCTTTCGTTTCCATCGATCCGTCGACGGCGTCGTTGGGGTGGTCGGTCTGGGCCGGAGGGCTCACGCACCGCATCGAGCGAAGCGGAGCCCTGCCCCGTGGATGGGCTGAGAAGGAGGCGCTGGCCCTTCTCCGCACCGCTCCTGTCGTCAACGGCGCCGTGTGCCTGGCCCTCGTGATTGAGGACCAGTTCATGGGCCGCAACCCGGCGTCAGCGATCCGCGTCATCGAAGCGCGGATGCGTGTCGAGGTCGTGGCGCGGCTGCTCGGGTGGAAGATCGCCCGCGTGCCCGCGACGACGTGGCAGAGCGCCAAGCTGCACATCAAGGGCGAGAAGTTCCCGACACGCGGCAAGGACGCGAAGCGCGCAACCACGCATGTGCCGCCGACGGAAGTGCTCAAGGAAAGGTCGATCGCCTTGGCGCGGAAGATCGACCCTCGACTCTCCGGCGCCGACCTTGTCGACGATCAGGCCGACGCGATCGTGCTCGGTGAGTACGTGACCGAGGTGATCAAGTGATTCCCACGCAGGCGAATCCGTGGGAGTTGCTGGCGGGGCGGAGCGAGAGGGTGATGGCGAAGGCGCTGGCCGATGCTGGCGTCGTGCTGGACGCGCTGATCACCGATCCGCCGTACAGCCACCGCACGCACAGCGGCAACCAAGCTGCGGTCTACGCCGACGGAGCAGGCGACCGGCGCAAGATCGCATACGACCACTGGGAGCGCCGCCACGTCGCCGCATTCGTGAGGCGCTGGCACCCGCTGTGTCGAGGTTGGTTCGTCGCCCTGACCGACCACGTACTGGCCCCGGTCTGGGAGAAGGAGCTGGAGCGCGCAGGCCGCTACGTCTTCGCCAACATCCCGGTCGTGATCCCAGGGATGACGGTGCGCACGAGCGGAGATGGCCACAGCACCGAGAGCGTTTGGTGCATCGCTGCTCGCCCACGCACGAAAGGGTTCGCCTCGTGGGGCACCCTTCCCGGCTGGTACAAGAGCACCGGGCGCGATGGGTGGTCGCGGCAGATGGGATCCAAACCGCTCGACGTGATGGGCGCGATCTTGCGCGACCACAGCCGCATCGGTGACCTCGTCGGCGACCCCTGCGCAGGCGGAGGTACGACGGTGTTGGCGGCGGTGCTCAACGGACGGCGCGGCATCGGGTGCGACATGGACAAGGCGCTTGTCGCCGAGGCCAGAGAGGCGATCGCACGCCGCGCTCAACCTTCACTTCTCGCTTCCATCGCTGAGTCGATCCGGACAAAGCAGGAGGGCGAGGCATTCGCGGCAGCCGAGCAGGCACCGCTTTTCGAGTAACGGAGACGACGATGGCAACGATCCAGAAGCAACCCGTCAGCCTGCGCGCATTCGCGCCACTCAAGACCCATTTTGCAGCGCTGAACGGCGGCAAAGCACAGCCCGTGATGACGGTGCGCATCCCGCTTGAACTCGACGCCACCGACGAGGTGTTGAAGGCCGACCCGTGGCGCCACCTGTTCCCCTTTGCGGCAGAGACGATGTCCCTGATCGCAGGACGGGAGGGTGACGAGAAACGCGGCACCGACATCACCGCTCGTGGCTCGGTGACCGATCTTCATGTCGAGCTGTTCGATGGCGAGATCGACGACAAGCCGGCGTTCAACTTCCAGAGCGCCGTCGTTGCGGGCAAGCCGCGCCTGGCGATCGACGAAGACGGCAAAGGCGTGATCCACCTCAAGGTCAAGGCCGTGCTGAGCAAGCGCGATTTTGGCGAGCTGGGCCCGTACATCGACGCATCGCTGTTCTGCTCGCTCACGACGGCGCAGCGCACGATCGACGAGCAGATCGCCGAGAACAAGGCAGCCGCCGAGGGCAACGCGACGATCCCCGAGAAGAAGCAGAAGCCGCCGAAGGAGGAACGCTGGGTGTCGCCGCTCGACAGCAAAGAGGGATCGATCGCCTACGTGTTCACGACGGACGCCGACGCCTTCGTGAAGTCGGCGTTGTCGCTGCACACTGATTTGCGGGAGGCCCAGATCGTTGAGGCAGCCCGCAAGATCGCACGCGTGAGCGCAGGTCTTCAGGCACGCCGTGTGAGCGTGAGCCTCGACAACGTCAAAGATGTCGTCGACACGCTGGTTGGTCCTTCGATCGTGAAAGACCTCGAAGCGTTCAAGGCGGAGAAGGCCGCGCAGGCGGCGCAGGGCAGTGGCGCGGCAGAGTGATCGTTGTCGTCGCTGCGGGATGCAGCGCATGAGGAGCAAGCGGTGGACGAAGTAGCGGCGACAGCATGGGCGGGAGCGGTGAAGATGGCGGCGCGATCGAAGGATCGCCGTGGCCTTGTCTCCGCTCTCGTCTTTCACGAAGGGCAGAGCTACCGCGTCGAGGTCGCAGCGATGTACGTCGAGCCCGACAACTACGACCACCGGGCCAAGATTCCGAGCCCCTATAACGTCGCCACACGCTGGCAGCTCGTTGTGCGGCTGGACCTCGAAGGCGCGGCGCGGACCAAGAGCCCGACAGACGACACGGCCATTCTGGGTGTGCTCTCGCAGGTGCAGGCCGCGATCACGGTGCTCTTCGAGCCCGGTCAGGTGCCTGGCCTCAAGGCAACGTTCGCGCGGACCAAAGCGCAGCTCGCATACGAAACGTGGCGCGGCGGCGACGTCGGCGGCGCAACGTGGGTGGTCCGCAAGGGCCGCTGGGTTTCTCTCCACAGCGCACTGATTCAATGGTGAGGGTGTGATGCTTTTTTCGGAAGTGTTGATGGCGTCATCCGTCGAGGATGGCGAAGTGATGGAAGACGGGCGCCCTGTGCGCCTGCGCGTGATTCTCCAGCGGCGTTGGGGCTGGCCACGAGCGGCGGCGAACGCGGCGGCGGAGATCCTGCGAGCGAGGGCCGCACCGGGCCGTGCCGTCGTTCACCTCGTCGGGGCGGAGCGAATGCAGCAGCAACAAGAGCTGCTGCGCAGCCACCCCGACCTCGTGACCGGGCTCTGCGAAGGACTCGCACGCGGCAAGGTGCACACCGACGAGCACGAAGCCGGCTTGCGTATCCGCCGCATCGAGCTGTCGCTGTCGCACACGGTCCACAATCTCGGGCTCGTGAGCGACATCCTGGCCTTGCTCGAACAGCGGTTTGGCTCCGAGCTGGCCGACGTCGTGATCACCCCTCACGGCGCGGGCACCAACCCTGCGGTCGCGATCGCCGTATCGCTGACGGATGACCAGTGACCGAGGCGCCGGTGGTCCCGTGGATCCTCGGCACGAGGCTGGCGCTTGCGAGGGCGCTGGCTCTCGTCGTCGCCGAGGAACGCAAGCTGTGCTGGGGTCGGATGACCCCGGCACAGCGCGATCGGCTCGTGGCAGAAGCAGAGCGCCGCGTGCAACGCTGGGTGGCGGAGGGTGCTGCGCGCACCTTCCTGTCGGAATGGAGAGAGCCCCTTGTTGAAGCGAACACCGATGAAGCGGTCGACGAAGCCGATGGCTCGACGGAGCAAGAAGGCTGAAGCGCGATACGCCGGCACCGACGGCAAGGGCGAAGGCCGACGCGACTTCGTGCGGCGCATTCTCGATGAGCGCCCGGAGTGCGAGGTGGCCTTGCCGCAATGGTGCGACCGCCAAGCGACCGAGGTGCACGAGAAGTTGCGCCGCTCCGCAGGCGGCAACATCACCGACGACGCCAACGTGCTTGCGGTCTGCCACTGGTGCCATCAGTGGGTGCACGCCAACCCCGCGATGAGCATGAAAAAGGGCTGGCTGCTGTCGAGATACGACGGCGACGACGAGGTGGAAGCGTGCGACTGACCAGCAAGGACAGCGAGATTGCCCGCCAGTGGATCGCAGAGCGCGATCGCATCAGCGGCTCTGCGTCGTTCCTCGACGGGCGCTTTGAGCTTGCCCCCTACAAGGGCGCCGACATCTTCGTCACCGCCGACGTTGCCGAGGGCAACAAGATGCTCGCTCGTGGCATCGCCCTCGACAACGTCGCGGCGGCGCTCGCTGCCCGTGCGGTCGCGAGAGAGCACGGGGCCACGGCGACTCAGCGTGCCCTCGTGAACCTGTTTTCACTGGAGTAGGGAGCAGCCATGCAAGACCACACGAGCACCGCCCGCACGATCCACACTCGCCCCATCGCGGACTTCAAGCCGGACCCTCACAACGCACGGCAGCACAGCGCCCGAAACCTTGAGGCGATCCGGGAGTCCCTTCACGTCTTCGGGCAGGTGAAGCCGATCGTTGCCCTCGACGACGGTACGGTTATCGCGGGCAACGGAACGCTGACCGCCGCCAAGATGCTCGGCTGGACGCACCTTGCTGCCGTCATCTTTCCCGACGTCGAGAAGGCCAAGGCGTTCGCCATCGCCGACAACCGCACCGCCGAGCTGGCCGAATGGGACCAGGTTGCGTTGGCGACCGCGCTGCAAAGTTTCTCTGAGGAAGCGATCGCAGCAGCCGGCTTCGACCTCAACGAAGCGGCCAGCATCATGTCGGCGGCGTTCTCCGCTGCTGTGCCGCTCCCAGAGGCACCGCCAGACCTTCCGCCGCCGCCTCCCCCGCCTCGGGAGCGGCCTGACCTCCCAACGAGCACCACGCGCACTGTGCACCTCCACTTCACGCCGGAGGCAGAGGTGAAGTTCACCAAGGCGGTGAAGAAGCTGGCCAAGCAGTTCGGCACGGCAAACGTCACCGACACGGTGCTGGCGGCGCTGCTGAAGGCGGTGGGCTGATGTCGGCGTGGAAAGGACCGAAGCAGCTGATCCCCATGCTCGTGGACCGTCAGCAGCTCGCTGCTGACCCTCGCAACGCACGAGCCCACGATGCCCGCAGCATCAAAGCGATCGCCGAGAGCCTAGACCGCTTCGGACAGCGCAAGCCGATCGTGGTCCGCCGAGGTGTCGTCATCGCCGGCAACGGCCAGCTCGCTGCGGCGGAAGCCCTGGGGTGGGATCGCATTGCTGTCGTCGACGGCTCCGACCTCAGCGACACGGACGCCACCGCCTTCGGGATTGCCGACAACCGCACGGCTGAGTTGTCGACGTGGGACACCGACATCTTGAAAGAGCTGATGGCGGACCTTCCGACGGACGTCAGCATTGCGCTGGGCTTCGACGGTGAGGAGCTGACGGCATTGTTTGCTGAAACACCCGACGGCGACGAAGCGCCGAAGGCCACCGACGGCATCGACGACACGTACACCGCCAAGATCGCTTCTCCGGTTTACGAGCCGCGCAACGAATGCCCTCCCGTTGCTGATCTTGTTGACCGCACAAAGACAGTGAAGCTCAAGGCTGAGATCGATGCTGCTGACCTCCCTGCCGATGTCGCGGCGTTTCTTCACCTTGCGGCGGAGCGTCACGCTGCTTTCGACTTCCACCGCATCGCAGATTTCTACGCCCACGCCGACGCACCAACGCAGCGGCTGATGGAGCGCAGTGCCCTCGTCATCATCGACTTTCAGCAAGCGATCGATCAGGGCTACGTGCGGCTGTCGCAGGTGACGGGTCAGCTCGCCGAGAAAGAGAAGCCGAAGGCCGGTGACGACGATGAGGTCTGACTTTGCCGCATTCATCCTCACGCATGGCCGACCCGATCGCGTCCACACCTACAAGACGCTGATGGAAGCCGGCTACACCGGCAAGGTGTATTTCATCGTTGACGACGAGGACGTCACCGCCGATGCCTACCGCGCACGATTCGGTGAAGAGCGTGTGTTGACGTTCAGCAAAGCGGAGGCTGCCAAGCTGTTCGACATCGGCGACAACTTCGAGGGCCGACGCGGCGTGGTCTACGCTCGCAACGCTGCTTGGGGTCTTGCTCGCTCAGTGGGGCTGAAGCACTTCATTGCCCTCGACGATGACTACACGAGCCTGTTCTACCGCTACGACAGTCGGGGCGCCTACGGCTCTTTCCGCATCCGCCGCACCGTCGACGATCTGCTGGAAGCGCTTGTGGCGTTCATGGAGGCGACGCCCGCTCTGACCATCACGATCTCCCAGGGCGGTGACCACATCGGCGGCGCGAACGACACGCTGAGGCTCAAGCGCAAAGCGATGAACACTTTTGTGTGCTCGGTGGATCGCCCGTTCCGATTCGATGGCCGCATCAACGAAGACGTCAACGCCTACGTCATGGAGGCTCGACGTGGGCGTTGCATGTTCACCCTCATGCAAGCGCAGGTGAACCAGCTGATGACGCAGAGCAACGCTGGAGGGATGACCGAGCTGTATCTGGACAGCGGCACCTACGTGAAGAGCTTCTACAGCGTGATGCTGGAACCGAGCTGCGTGCGGATCGGCCAGCTCGCCGATCCGAGGTCACCGCACTGGCGCTTCCACCACGCGATCAACTGGCGGAACGCTGCTGTCCAGATCGTCCACGAACGACACCGGAAGATCTGAAGTAGACAGCAGGCGGTGATTCTCCTAAAAGAGAATCACCGGCGCGGGATGCGCCTCACGAGGAACCGCAATGAGCGCCGAGAACAAAACCACAAGCCTGCTGCCGTCGATCTCTGTCGTCGACGTCGTGCGCCACCGCAACGAGATCGTCGACAAGCTCAAGCAAGCCGCAGGAATCTTTGGCGAGGCCGTCGCCATCGGCAAGAGCATGGAGGTCTACGGGCTCGACGCTTCGCTGTCGCTGTCGGTGTCCAGCTACTCGCACCGCCTCGGCTGGTTCGGCGACAAGGAGCTGACCGAGCAGCTGACGAAAGACGTCGACCGTCGCATCTGGCAGACGCTCATCGAGCGCAGCGGGATCAAGACCTTCATGGATTCCGAGGCACGCGAAGCCTTCCACAAAGACCTGATGGACCGAGCCCCGCCGATCTCTGTCGAGAACGTCACGGCCACCTTCGCCTCTCTGCACGATCGCCGCGCCGAGATGTTTGAGCGCGGTGTGGTGAACCTGTTCCGCCGTCGCTCGTGGGACTTCAAGACCAACAGCCCGGTCGCCTTCGGCAACAAGATGATCCTCCGCAGCGGCTGCGAGACGCGCTGGGGTGGACGCTGGGGCCTCGGCATCATGGCCGGCACGAGCGACGCCCTCGACGACATCCTGCGCGTTCTGGCGGTGCTCGCTGGGCACCCCGAGCCCGACCACCGTCAGGGCTCCGCCGCGCAGATCGTCGCCCAGCCGTGGGGCCCCAACGATCCCGTCGCGGTCATCGGTGTGCCTGGGTGCACGCCAGCGCTGCCGATGTTCGAGGTCAAAGGCTTCCGCAACGGCAACATCCACATCCGCTTCGTCCAACCGCAGCTGATCCAGAAGCTGAACCGGATCGTGGCGAAGCATCACCCCAACATGCTGCCCCCCAGCGAAAAGGAAGTGGCCAATGGTTGAGCCAGCGACAGAGCGCTACCTGCGCGCACAGATCGAAGCCCTCCGCACCGACGCCAAGATCGTCGCCCAGCACCGTGAGGCTGAGCGCGCCATGTACCGCACGCGCATCGACGCGCTCAAAGGTGCGCTGGAGAAGGCCGCGTTGCGCAACTTTGCCTCTGGCCCGTGCTTCTGCACGGTGCCGATCCCCGAGGGCACCGCCCATCACCTCAGCTGCCAGCACATCCGCAACGTGCTCGCCAACGACGGAAAGGTGGTCACCAATGGCTGACCTCGAAGCTGAGCACCGTGAACTTTTGAAAGCACGCGATGACCTCGCCAGCGTTGCCCAAGCGTGGGCCAGCAAGTGCGCTGAGCAATCCGCACAAATCAAGGAGCTGGAGAAGGAGCGCGAGAAGCTGATCGACGAGTGTTGCCGTTTTGAAAACGCCAACGTTGCTCTTGTCGACGAGAGAAAGCGGCTGACCGACGCGTTGGCCTACTGCTTCGATCGTCGCGGCATCAACTTCTCATACGACGAGTGGGCGGAGTTGTGCGTCAAAGCGCTGGGTCGACAGCCCGCCGCCCTCGGCGCCGGCAACGATGGCCCAGGCACGCTGCGCGCCGAGAAGGCGGAGGCTGAGGTTGCTCGGCTCCGTGTTGAGCTTGCTGAGTCTGAGGCCACCGTCGCCGACCTGAACCGGCAGATCGACGAGGCCCACCGAGACAATGCGCAGCTGATCTTGTCGGCCATGCACCGGGAAGGTGGCCAGTGAAAGAGCACGGCATTCTCTTCAAAGACGAGATGGTGCGGGCTCTGATCGCGGGCCTGAAGACCGAGACGCGGCGCGCGATCAAGGGCATCCCTCCTGACTTCATCGGCGGCGACACCGCGTTCGTCACCGATGGTTCCCGCTGGGCAGTGTCGCGGTCGTTCCTCGACAGACGCGGTGTTGGATGCTTCCCCGAGGGCGACGCCGCTCTGCGTCACACCTTCGGCTCCCCTGGGTGCACGCTGTGGGTGCGTGAAGTCTGGGATCTTACGAAGTCCGCTTGGGTGAACGACGACGACGACCAGATCCGTTTCGTTGGCCCAGCGTCCAAAGATCCACGAGGCCATGCGTTGAACGACTGGCGTCTGAGCTTTCGAGCTGATGACCAGTACCCAGCGGAGGCCAAATGGCGCTCATCTTTGCTGATGCCTCGATGGGCAGCACGGATCACCGCCACGCTTGTCGAGGTCGAGCCCCAGAAGCTGGGCCAGATCACCGAGGCCGACGCGGCAGCCGAGGGCATGGCCCTTGTCGCCAAGGAACGCGGTTGGGGTCGCATGCCGCTGCGTGAAGTCTTCTACCGCTACTTCGCAGAGATTCACGGCGGAAAACCTGACGACGACATGCCGGTCTGGGTTGTCCGTTTCAAGGATGTCGTTGTCGGGAAGGCGGGTGGCTCGTGAGCGTGCGCAGCGGTACCGACCACCAGATCCTCGTGCGCATCAAGCGCGGCGACAGCGGCGCAAGCATCGTCGACGAGCTGGGTTGCTCTTACGCCCGGATCAGAGCGATCGCGAAGGCGCACGGCATCGAGCGCAAGACCACGGGCGGAGCCGTTGCCCGCCTGTCCGGGGAATACCCCCTGAAAACGCAGCACGACCCACGGAGAATCACGCCGTGGGTCCGGGTGGCCCTCCCAGTGGGTTGGGCCGTTTCCGTGAGCTACGACGGCTTGGGCGACGAGGTGATCGTGCTCAGGCGAAGGGAGCCAGATGCGATCGACGAATGACCTTGTGGCCGTGGACCTGTTCGCAGGCCTCGGCGGCTTCTCCACCGGCGCTGTACTGGCCGGGGCTCGTGTCGCGTGGGCGGCGAACCACTGGAAGCGGGCCGTTGAGCTCCACGAAGCCAACCACCCCGACACGATCCACGCGTGCCAGGACCTCCACCAAGCCGACTTCACCAAGGTGCCCGACCACGACGTCATGCTGGCCTCGCCTGCGTGCCAAGGTCACAGCCGCGCACGCGGGGGCAACACCGACGCATCGGCTGACCTGTCGAGGTCGACGGCGTGGGCGGTGGTCGCTGCGGCGGAGGTGAAGCGCCCTCCTTTCGTCGTCGTCGAGAACGTGCCCGACTTCGTGCGCTGGAAGCTGTTCCCCGCGTGGCTGAGCGCCATGAATGCGCTGGGCTACCACGTCGAGCCCCACGAGGTGGACAGCGCCGATCACGGGGTGCCTCAGAACCGTGAGCGCCTGTTTCTGGTGTGCTCGCTGCGGGCTCCGCTTCGGTTGGTGCTCCCTCGCAGGCCGCACGTCAGCGCCAGCAGCTTCGTGCAGATGGGCGAGGGCCGCTGGTCGGAGGTCCACCGCCCTGGCCGAGCTGCGGCGACGCTGGCGCGGGTGTCCTGGGGTCGGCAGCACATCGGCGACCAGTTCCTGATCTGCTACTACGGCAACACCTCGACGGCGCGATCGTTGACCCGCCCCATCGGCACCATCACGACGCGGGACCGCTGGGCGATCGTCGACGGTGACCGAATGCGGATGCTCAGCGCAGAAGAGTGCAAGGCTGCGATGGGCTTTCCGTCGTCGACGAAGCTGCCGCAGAAGCACGCCGAGGCCGTCCACATGCTGGGCAACGCGGTGTGCCCTCCCGTGGCGGCGGACATCATCACCGAGATTGCGAGGGCCGCGTGAAGAGTTTCACTGTTGCTTTGCTTCTGACCCTGTCTGCGTGCGCTCCTGTCGAGGTGGTCACCTGCGAGCGGGTGCCCGTCTCCCCAATGTTCACCCGAATCGAGTGCAGCGATGGCGATGTGCGAGCCATCGTTGGCTGCCCCGCCAACGCCGTCGAAGTCACCGACATCCACTGCGAGTGCAAAGACGGGTTCAACATGACGTTTGTCGACGAGACGTTTGTTTGCTTGGAGGCGCCGTGAAGAACCCGACCGGCAAGCTGACCGGTGTCGTCAGGCGGAGGATGCCGGACCCTGACGGCCTTTTCACCGACACCCACGTTGAGGTCTTCGAGCCAGAAGGCGCCACTGTTCCCGGCGTCATCAAGGAGTTCGCCCAGGACAAGACCGGCACGATCGTCGAGGTTCTGGTGGACTGCGGCGCTCACTTCACGGAGGCCAACGAGCCCTGCGGAGTCGTGCGCTTTGCATGGAACGCTCAAGCATGTCGCTTCGTGTGGCCGCAGGCTTCTGCGCGGTACGTGACCCATTTCCTCACGAAGATGGAGGCCCAGTGAGCTACGACAAGTTCAGCCTCGACGTCCTGCGCATCCTTGCGGTGCCGGAGTTCTGCGCCCTGGACACCGCCGAGCAGCGCAGTGCTTGGGCAAAGTCCCACGGCGTTCCCGGACCCCTGAGCGAAGCACTCGTGCGGCGGGCTCGTGCTGCCTGCGAGCGCCGAGAAGACAACAAGCGGTTGGGCCTCCCCGACCCCATCCGACCCAAGAAGGAAAAACCATGAATCCACCAAAAGCGATTTGTTCTTGTCGAGGTGAGATCATCGGCGACGCGATCTGCTCCAAATGCTTGGGCTTTGGGTGGATGTGGGCTGACGGTGTGCCGCCGACGATGTGCACTGGTGGTGGTGCTCAGCCAAAGGCTGCAATCCTTCAAGGCCGGAGCCCGACAGACCTGACGTGCGGGCGCACGGGAAAAACCTGCCCTGGCTGCGATCGCAATGCGGTCGACATCGGAGGGCCTCAAGACCGCCAGCGAACGATCGACTGGCAGGTTGCTCAGCGCTTGAAGGTGCGCCCGCTGATCCCCAACGATGTCGAGCACCTTGATCCCGGCATCAAAGACCTTGTCGTGACGTTGCGTGGCCTCGGCGTGAAAACCACCGACAGCGGCGACGGCGTGAGCAAGTTGCCCGGAGGCTACTGGGATCGCCTTGGGTTTCAGCCCTACGATCCTGCGGATGTGATCCCACACCGCCACGTCGTCATCGTCGAGGAAAGCCGCGACGTGATCGGGCCTACTCTCGAAATGTTCCTTGAGCACGCCACCGGTGATTGGTCTTTCGACATCTCGGTGCTTCCGTCACCGCGCCGCCCGATCTGCATCGTGGCGGTCCAAAAGCAACTGCCCGACGAGGGTGCGGTGTGGCGATGCCAGACACCGTCACGCTGACCTGCGCCCACTGCGGCGTGTCGTTTGAGCGCCCCAAGCGCTGGACCTCGAACAAGACCGGCCTGACCTGTTGCTACTCCGAAGCCTGCAAGCGAGCGCGCTGGGCAGCGTCCAGGGCGAAGCTGCGGGCGAAGGCCAAGGTGGAGGGCTGACCCGATGGCGAGGTGGTGGTGGATGTCGCCCTGGGGTTGGATCTCCTACGAATCCGCCTTGGCCCGTGGGGAGCCCGTCGCCTACGGCATGGCGTATGCGTTTTTCATCGGAGGGCGGTGCACCGGAAAGCGAGCCTGCCGAGGGAGTACGCTGGGAAAAACACCGGACTGAGAAGCGGCGCCACCTCGGCGCCGTTTTTCGTTCTGCGACCGGATCGCGCAGGGCCCAACTCCCCGTCACCTCCCTCCGCTCCCAGCACCAACCACCCTTTCCACCCTCCCCACCACACCGCCCCAAGCACCTCCCAATCCCTGAGAAAGAACCAAGGGGACCGGGAACCCACCCAGAGGGACAGCAGCGGTCTGCGAGCGGCACGCGACGAACAGGGACCACCACCGGCACACGGGAGGAACGGGCCTCAGGCGGCAGCAGCCCAATGGGCAGGGGGAACACCAGTGCGTGGGCGGGTGGGGACGTGGGAGGCACACGACGGGCACGCCTCAGCGCACGAAAACAGGTAGTCTGGCACGTGAGGAGGGCACTTCCGTGACCCAAGAGCACACGAAGCAACCAAAACCGTTCAAGGTGCCGGTCGAGCTGCGGCACACGAAGGAGACCAAGGACGCGCCGCGCCCGCTGCTGCATGAGCCAATCTGGGAACGCCAGGATCGCGAGAGCGGGCGGGCATTCGACGCCTTCACCACCTACCGGGATCTGGGCCTGACGCGAACGATCCGAGCCGCTTGCGCCGCGCAGGGCATCACGCTGCGGCTCGGCAACCGCTTCTCGACGCGGTGGCGCTGGGCAGAACGCGCGCTGGCGCACGACCGGATGAGGGATCAGGCGAAGGACGAAGCTGCCGTGAAGAAGGCCCAAGAGTTGGGCGAGAAGCACGCCCGGATCGCAGGCCAGCACCTCGCCGCCCTGCTCGCCCCGGTGGCGGAGCTGGGCAAGCGCCTCGGTGCCGGCAACGCCGACGGCAAGAAGCTGGACCTGACGAAGTTGAGCGACGCCGACCTGCTGCGCATGGTCCAGCGGAACGGCCCCGTGGTGCGCAACCTTGCCGAGCTGGAACGGCTCTCCAACGGGCTGCCCAACACGATCACCGCCGCGACCGACACGTCAGGCAAGGACGTGCAGCCGGTGCCGCAACAGACTGTCGTCGACGCCCTGCGGGAGATGTTCGCGAAAGGAAAGAAACCGTGAAAGCCCTCTTCGTGTTCTCGGCCTTCGCCTCCAGCGTGCTCGCCTGCGTCGGCGCTTACCTTGCCGTGATGTCAGACCACGTCGTCGTCACGGTCCTTTGGATCGTCGTCTCGACAGTCCACGGTGCATCGGCTGCGTTTAAGTGGCGCAACATCGCCTGACTTCGGCCTGAGTATATAAGTTTTGCCGGGCTGGTACCCAACTCCAGCGCTCCCACGGATACAATAAATGTCGAAGAAGACTCCAGCGAAGCCCGAGGCGCCGCAGGGCAACTACGTGCTCGCTCCGCCTGACCCCGACGTCGCCATGCACTTCATCCGGGAGTTCCTGGGGGAAACGCTCTGGGACAAGCAGCAGGACATCGTGCGGGCCGTCTTCACCGACGCAGGCACCGTTGCCGTGGCCTCCTGCACCGGCGCCGGGAAAACCCGCGTGGCCGCTGCGATCGCGCTGGCGTGGGTGTGCACGGGCTGCCTGCGCACGGCGGTCACCACCGCGCCGACGGGCCGTCAGGTGCGGGAGCTGCTGTGGAAGGAGCTGCGCAAGCTGTACCGGCAGGCGGCGGCGAACGGGCACCCCATCGGCGGCACCCTCCCGCCCCGAGCCCCTGAGCTGCGTTTCGAGGAAGACTGGGCGGTGCTGGGCTTCTCGTCGAGCGACGAGGTGAACATGCAGGGCTTCCACACACCGGGTGGCACCCTGTTCATTCTCGATGAGGCCATGGGCGTGAAGGAGGGCCACTGGGACGCCATCAAGGGCACGCTGACGGGTGGGTACGACCGCCTGCTGGCCATCGGGAACCCGACGACGCCCGCAGGCCGCTTCTACGAGCTGTTCAAGCCGAAGCGGAAGGGCAGCCCGGTCAAGGTGGCGCGCATCCACATCAGCGCGTTCGACAGCCCTAACTACAAAGCCGCTGCCGCTGCCGAAGCCGCAGGCGAGGTTGCTGGCCCAGAGTGCGAGGTCATCCCCGGCATCGTGACGAAAAAGTACGTCGACGAACGCCGGGAGGAGTGGGGCGAGGACAGCCCGTTGTGGAAGGCCCGCGTTCTGGGCGAGTTCCCCGACCAAGCCGACAACGTGCTCATCCCGATCGCGTGGATCGACGCGGCGATCGAACGCTGGAAGGACACGACCGCTGCGGGGAAGGTGCCGACCGAGGGCGACCGGGAAGCAGGCTTGGACGTGGCCCGCTTTGGCGACGACAAGAGCGTGCTGGGCACCGTGCTCTGGAGCCCGCGCCTGACCTGGGTGTATGAGCTCACGAAGCGCACGAAGGCCGACACGATGGCGATCGCAGGGATGGCCGCTGTTGCGATCCGAGATCTGGGGCTCGTGCGCTGCCGCGTCGACGCCGACGGTGTCGGTGCTGGTGTCTACGACCGGCTGGCGGAGCTGGGCCTGCCCGCCATCGAGATGCGCGGCGGCATGCGCGCCAGCGACACCACCCGCTTCGTGAACGCCCGCAGCGAGTGGCACTGGCAGTTCCGGGAGGCTTTGCGGCCCGACGCGCCGATCCCGCTGGCCCTCCCCGACGATGCCGCACTGTTGTTTCAGGCGACCACGATCCGCTACCGCCTCGACAGCTCAGGCCGCATCGAGGTCGAGAGCAAGGAGACGTGGCGCCGACGGACCGAGAAAAGCAGCCCCGACGAACTGGACGCGGTGGCGTACACGCTGGCGAAGGGCGCCGGATCTCCGGGCGGTGTCGAGGTGTCGTGGATCTGATCTCAACAAAAAGAACATCAGCGCTTTCCTTTTTATGGGAAACGCCGTAGAACAGATCACACGGTGCGGGATGCACCGCACGAGGAGCCCACAATGTCGAACATCATCCGCACCTTCCGCAGCAAGCCTTTCGTCGTCATCGCCCGCGACACCAGCGACGTGATCGGCAGCGCAGGCAACAAAGCCCTCGCCAGCGCGATCGGCGCCAGCAAGGCCAGTGAAAACGGTTACCGCGTGATCGACCTCAGCGACGTCGACGGCTTCCAAGAAGCCGCTGTGAACGCTGCCGATATTGGCAGCGCAATTGTAGCCCAGTACGCCAGCGGCCTTTCATGCGGGGCAATCGACTGCTGGCTGCGCGAGTCGAAGAACCGATCGTTCCTCGTCGGCGAAACCGTAGCTGACCGTCTGCGCAAGACACTTGGCAAGCTGTCTCGCGAAGCTGCACGCAAGCAGGTCGCTCAGTGGATCCTCGAAGGGGCCACGGGTTGACCTCTCCGATCGCCACCCCGTGGTCGCGGTTGGGTTTCTGCCCGGTTTGCGCGCAGCAGATCGGGCACCCCTGCCGGACCAAGCACGGCGCGACCCGCCGCAAGCACGACGAACGCCACAAGGAGTACCCCGTGATCCTGAAGATCCAGGCCACCAAGCTCGACACCGATCCCATCCTTCGCCAGTTCCTCGGCATCGAGCCCGCCGACGACGTCGATCGGCCACACCGCAGCGTGGAGGTGAAAGCCCTCGACGCAGCCCTTGCTGCCGCCTTCAACGCGGGTGCCGTCCAGGCCCTCGAAGGGCAGGGACAGCCGTCTGATGTCGCCACCTGCTGCCGCGCCTTCACCGACGCGCTCCAGCTCCCCTCGACGACGCGGATCGACGCCCTCGTGGCCGCGCTGCTGGCCTACCGGGATCGTGTCGCTGTCGAGTTCAGCGAGAAGACCCCACGCAGGACCACCCGCCGATGACTCTTCCCGCCTCCATCTTCGGGATCACGCCGGTGGTCCCGAAGCCCTCCCGCCTGCTCTTCGTCGTCATCGAGCCCCGCCGCCTGCGGAACTTCGGGGCTTCCGTCGACGAAGCAGCACGCGCCGCCCAGCGCCACGCCGAGCACCGGCTGGCGCGATTCCGCCGCTTCGAGGTTGCCGATGAAAGCTGATCTCTGCCCCGAGTGCTCCCGCCGCCATCGGCAGGAGACGATCCCCGACCGCATTTGGAAGAGGCTTCAAGCAGGCGCTTTTGCGACGGTGATGGAGTGGCTGACCCTGGGGTACATGGCTTTTGCCTTCGTGGTGATCGCGGCCTTCTCTGTCGCCGTGCTGGTCTTTCTGGGCACCTACCTGTTCGACGTGCAGCGATGAAGCGCGTCACCGCTGCACGCCTCGCCCGCGTCATCGCCCGGTACCTCCGCCGACCGGGCAACGGTGCAGGCGGCAACCTGCACATCGTGCTCGACGACGGAAACACGAAGCGCGCCGATCTCCACTTTTGCGAGCGGTGGGCTGCCGACCGAGGCGACTGGTCTGGGGCTCGACTCGCCCGCCTGATGGCGACGGCGACACCGACGCAGTGGACCAAGGCGATCAAGCTGGCCAGAGGTGTCAAATGGGAATGAGGGCGAGATTCTGGACCGAATGCGATGTGTGCCGCAGCGACGGCATTCACACCGTGGGCGAAGACTCGATGACCAACAACGAGCGAAAACAGAACGATCGCCGCAAAGGTTGGAAGCGTCTTCGTCACAAAGGGCGCCTCGTCGATGCTTGTCCGGACTGCGTAAACCGCACCCGGCAGACTTCCGCCTGACCGCTCCCATCTGAGCCCGCGCCCAGCTACCGTGGGCACATGGGCATCTTCGACACTCTCGCCTCCCCCTTTCGCCGCGCCTTCGGCACCAGCCAGCGCGGCACCCTCCCTGCCCTCTCCGCTGCCGAGGTGGTCGACGCCACGACGGTGGAGCGGTTCCTTGAACGCGCAGAGCGCAACGCAGGCCGCTCGCTTGCGGAATCCGTCGTCACGAACGTGAGCCAAGGCGGACCGCGCAAGGGCAGCAACGAGATCTTCAAGCTGTACCGGGAGAGCCCGTGGCTCCGGGCCACCTCGCACCACGTCAGCTCGACGGTTGGCGCGGTCGCGTGGAAGCTGTTCGCGGAACCCACCGAGGGCACCCGCCACGCCACGCGGAAGGCGTACCGGGAGCCGAGCCGCGAACTGCTGATTGCGCCGCCCACAGCACGCCACGCGCTGCGCAAGCGTGCCCTTGGCGACGGCTCTTTGGTCGAGATCACCCGCCACCCGTGGCTGACCCTGATGGACCGGCCCAACGCCCTGATGCGGGGCAAGGTCGCGCGCCAGTCGACGATCGCCAGCTATGACCTCGTGGGCACCGCAGGGTGGGTAATCGAACGCGGCCCCCAAGACGTGCCGGTGCGCGGCTACCCTGTCCCCGGTACGTGGATCCAGCGCCGCCCCACCTTCGAGGAACCGACGTGGGGCATCAACATCGGCGGGGTGCAGTGGAACATCCCGGTGACCGACTTCCTCAGCTTCGAGGATCCTGATCCCGCGCAGCCCTACGGCCCCGGCGCTGGCCTCGGTCTGGCGATCGCTGACGAGCTGGACATTGACGAGCACGCCGCCAAGACGGTGGGCGCCTACTTCCAGAACGGTGCGATGCCCAACAGCATCGTCTCGATGAAGGGTGCTCGCCCCGACGTGCTCAAGCGCGCCAAGAGCGACTGGAACAACCTCCTTCAGGGCTTCCGCAAGGCGTACAAAACGCACTTCGTGTCGACGGAGTTGTCTGTCGAGCGCATGGACACGTCGTTCAAGGACATGGCGCTCATCGAGATCCGCAAGAGCGTGCGCGACACGATCCAGCAGACCTGGGGCGTGCCTCCCGAGAAGCTGGGGATCGTCACGAACAGCAACCGCGCAACGTCACAGGCCGCACGCGCGATCGACGCCGAAGACGTGATGGTGCCGCGCCTTGAGGTTCTGCGTGAAGAGTTCCAACGGCTGGCGTCGATGTTCGATGACCGCCTTGTCGTCGACTACGAAGACCCGGTGCCCGCCGACATCGAGGTGAAACGCGGGGTCTACTCCGCCTTTGCCGGTCGCTTCACCGTCGACGAGGAACGGGCACTGGCGGGAGATCCGCCGCTCCCCGAGGGCCACGGCGGTAACGGGTTCATCGTCAACGGCATCTGGTATCCACGGCTGACGGACCTCCGCCCCGACATCCGCGCCGACCACATCGCGGCGGGCATCCCCTCGGTCAACGAAGCACGCGATCGCCTGCGGCTCCCCCCGCGTTCAGACGGCTACGTTCCGACGTCGTCGATGCCGATGTTGGCCCCTGCACCTGAGCCAGCACCCGCACCGGAAGCGCCTGCGGCGGAGGATGCGCCCCAGACCGCTGCCGACCTCCTGATGAACACCGCGACGCAGAAACGCAGCGTGCCGCTCGACGCCATCAAGCGCATCGTCAACGAAGTGAGCGTGCGCGCCATGTACGACCAGATGGGCCCGGTGATCGGTCGCCTCATCGACGCGTGGGGGCAGGAGACGCTGAACGTTGTCGGTGACCTCGTGGAGCAGGACGCCGGCACCTTCGATGGCGACAGCGCCAGCGTTCGCGGTCACATGCGCGCTCTGGCGACGGAGCGGATTCAGAAGCTCATCAACACGACGACGCGAGAAGAGGTGCGCGCCGCCATCGAGCAGGTCAACCGCGACGGTGGCGAGATCGACGACTACGTCAGCGCGATCGGCAAGGTGTTCGAGCGGGCACGCGTCGTGCGCTCGCAGGTCATCGCGGAAACCGAGTCGATCGTGCACTCGCAGTACGCCGGGGTGGAAGCGCTCAAGCAGTCCGGCATCACGATGAAAAAGGAGTGGATCGCCACCCAGGACGGGCGCACCCGCGACGCCCACCTGTCCCTCGACGGCCAGCGCCGTGAACTTGACGAGGCTTTCAGCGTGCCGTCTGGCCAGTACCAAGGGGCCAAGGCTCAGCAGCCCGGTGGATTCCGGATCGGTGCCCTCGACATCAACTGCCGCTGCGTCGTCGGCAGCGTGATCGAAGACTCCGAGTTGGCTGCCAAGCTGGCCACACGCGGCGTGAGCGGCGTGGCCCTCCTGACCCCCAACAGCACGGCGGAGCAGCGAGCGGCAGCGTGGAGGGCTGCTGACGAAACGCTGCGCCCGTGGGACAGTCGCATTGCCAAGGCGGCACGCGACGGGTTCGACGCTCAGGAGGTCGCCGTGCTGGCTGCCCTCACAGACGCCCTGGCCTGATGGCCCCACTTGGAGGATCGACATGCACCGCCGCAACAACCGCACCGCCACCCAGACCCGCGACATCCGTCGTGACCCGTTCGCGCAGTGGACGCGGAAGCCGACCAAGGGGGCCACGCTGGAGCTGCCCGGTCGCGCCACCGACGTGGTCACCCTCAGCCGCGACGCCGGCAAGGCCCGCGACCAGATCGCCGCCCTGCTGCGCGACGCACCCAAGGAGGTCCGCGAAGCTGCCGTTGAGGCAGACGCCACGGGCCTCGGCGACGTCGTGGCCAAGGTCACGATCTCCAACGAGCGCGTCGACAGCTACGACTCGACGTTGGCCGTTGACGGCTGGGACGTGAGCGACTTCCAGCGCAACCCGGTCGTGCTCTACGCCCACGATCAGAGCGGGGTGCCTGTCGGTCGCGACATCGGCGTGCACACCCGCGCAGGCGTCGACGGTGCGGCAGGCGCGCTCATCGGCGTGACCCGCTTCGTGAGCGAAGAGCTGGATCCCTTCGGTGCGAAGATCGCCCGGTTCGTTCAGGCCGGCATCCTCCGCACGACGTCGGTGGGCTTCGAGCCGCTGGAGTTCGAGATCGCCGAGGATCGCGACACCGGCGACAGCTGGTTTGCCCCCATCGACTTCACCCGGCAGCGCCTGCGTGAGTACTCGTGGTGCGCGGTTCCGGCGAACCCCGATTGCCTCGTCGATGGTGCCCGCCTCGCCAAGCACGGGATCACCCGCCGCGATGTCGACGAGCTGTTGGAGCGCGCGATCGAAAACACGGACAGCCTGTTTGTCCCGCGCCGTGAGCTGGTCGCACTCAAGCGTGCGGCGACGGGCACCCGCGTGATCGTCGACCTCGGCGCCCTCGGCAGCTTCCAGCTCACGCCGGTCCGTGCTCCGGTTGCCGCCGACGACAACGTGGCCAACCCGGAAGCGTACGCCGACGACGAAGACGCCCACCCCGAAGACGACGGCACCGGTGATGCCGCCCGCGCCGAGGGCGACATGCCCGAAGAACCCGAGGTGATGCTGATGTGCCCCGATTGCGGCACCCAGCGCGCCGCCGTGGACTTCGTGGTCGTCGAGCCCGAAGCCGAAGACGAGGGCAGCGCCGAGGGCGAACCCGCTGAAGGCGAAGGCATGGGCGAAGGCGAAGGTGAGCTGAACGAAGACGAGGCCCGCGCCGACCTCGAAGACGACGGCGATGCTTTCGGCAAGGAGAGCGGCCCCAAGCTGGAGAAGATCAGCACCGCTGTCTTGGAGCGGGAGCTGGCCCGCCGCCAGCGTTCCGGCGCTCTCGACAGCCGCCGCGCTCCGGGCCACGATGACCTGATGGAAGCCGCCAACGTTGCGGCGGATCTGGTCGAGGATCTGGAGCTGGAAACCCTCGGCCGTCTGCCCTGAACCCAACCCTGTCCCCCCTCGACAACGCCCCAGAGGGTCCGCCCTCGCTCAAGGAGAGAAACCATGCACCGCCGCACCGTCCCCCCGACCCGCAACGCCTCGGCCCCGGCTTCCCGGTCGGGCATCAGCCCCACCGCCCTCGCTGACGCCACCCAGCGCGTGCTCGAACAGCGCGCCGCCGCCCGCCGTGGCGCCCCGGCTGTCCACACCTCGGACCGCTCGCAGCGCTACACCCAGCGCGACTACGACCTGATGGCCCTCGACAACGGCGCCCACCGTGAGGGTATGGAGCGCCGCGCCCGGACCAACGAAGAGGTCCGCCGCGATCGCATCGACAGCCGCGACGGCACCGTGCGCGACGAAGATGGCCGCGCTGTCCGCAACACCGGCGCCTTCCGCAAGCGCCAGTTCACCGAGATGCGCGGCCAGCGCACCCGTGGCGCGGCCTCCGGCGTGCCGACCCTCGGCAACGACAGCCCCGTGGGCCTCCGGATCTCCGGGTTCCTGGCCTACATGGCGATGGCCCAGGGCGACCCGCAGAAGGCGTACCGCATCGCCAAGGAGCACGGCGCCGACCCCGTCGTGATCCGTACCCTCGGTGAGTCGACGATCTCGGCGGGTGGCGCCACGATCCCCGAGGTCATGGTGGAGGACTACATCGAGCTGCTGTACGCCTCGACGGTCTACCTCCAGGGCAACCCGATGCGTCTCGATGCCCCCGGTGGCAACCTGACCCTCCCGAAGATCGCGACCGGCGCGATGGGCGGCTGGATCGGCGAGAACGCGAACGTGCCGAAGTCGGCCCCGACCTTTGGTCAGGTCAAGGTCGATCTGAAGTACCTCGGCGTGCTCGTGCCGATCGCCAACCGCCTCATCCGCCACAGCCCGATGGCCGTGGAAACCCTTGTGCGCGATGACCTCGTGGCGAACGCCTCGGTGCTCATCGACACGGCTGCGATCCGGGGCACCGGCTCGGTCCACCAGCCCAAGGGCCTGCGCCAGATGGCGGCTGCGGCCAACGTCTTCGCTCAGACCGGCACCAGCGTCGCGGCCATCACGACCGACACGGCCAAGATGCAGCGCCTGCTTGAAGACGCGAAGATGAAGTTCGTGCGCCCGTACTGGATGATGGCGCCGCGCACCCGCTGGGGCCTGATGGCTGCCCGCGACGGCAACAACAACCTCGTGTGGGCCGACGAGATGAGCCGTGGCGAGTTCCAGGGCAAGCCTTTCGGCGTCACCCAGAGCATCCCCACCAACCTCGGCGGCGGCAGCGACTCCGAGCTGTATCTGGTCGACATGATCCACCAGATCTTCGCCGAAGGTGTGGGCGACGACGGCCTGCGCGTCGAGGCTCGTGACGGTGTCGCCTACCACGACGGATCGCAGGTCGTGGCGGCGTTCTCGCAGGACCAGACCGTTGTTCGCCTCATCCAGTCGGCGGACATCGTCAGCCGCCAGGACGGCAACGAGATCAGCGTGCTGACCGGCGTCACGATCGCCTGAGCAACCGGGGCAGGGTGGGGCTTCGGCCTCGCCCTGCCCTTCGCCTTTCCCTTCACCCTCGCCTTCACCTTCCGCTCTCAGGAGCCCGCACATGTCCCACGCATCGCGCAACAACATCGGCGCCTACGTCGCCACTCGTCAGGGCACTCCCAACCTCTCGCAGGCCGCAGGCAGCCGGAACGGTGCAGCCATCGACCGCTCCAGCTTCTTGTCGCTCGTGCTGATTGACGCGGTCGGCGCTGCCACCGGCACCCCGTCGACGCAGACGCACGACCTCAAGCTCCAAGAGTCCGATGACGGCAGCACCGGCTGGACCGACGTCAGCGGCGCGGCCCTTCCCCAGAAGACCACGGCCACCGCCGAGGTCCGCCGCCTCGACGTCAACCTTGCCGGCGTCAAGCGCTTCATCCGCACCGTCGAAACCAACGCGTTCACGGGCGGCACCAGCCCTGCGTTCCCGTCGGCGTCGATCGTCGTGCTCGGTGGTGCTGACGACCTGCCCGCCGTCTGAGCCAGGCTGACCCTTGAGGTTCGAGAAAGGGCGCGCACGTCATTCCGACGGCGCGCCCTTTCCTGTTACGGTGGCCAAAGGAGATCCCAATGGCCAAAAAAAAGACCGATTCCGATGTGCTCGACCCCACCGACACCCCCGTGGTCGACGGTGCCGCCGCCGCTGCTGAGCCCTCCGCCTTCGCTCGTGTCGTGACCGCGATCGCCGAGGTCGTGCGCCCGTCCAACGTCGTCGACTTCGTTGACCACACCGGCAGCGCACGCCGCGCCAAGGTCAACAGCGGCGGCTACGTCGAGATGTTCGCCGCCGCCCAGCTCGACGGCGTGCAGAATGGGGAGCGCTTCGGCGAACGCCCTGCCCTTGCCTTCCGCCTCGTCGCCGAGGGCAAAGCCCGCTTGGCTGACGAAACGGCCTTTGCGGCGGAGGACATCACCAGTGTGCGAGAAGATGGCGGTGACGACGCGTCCACGGACCTCGCCACCGCTTGACCTCGACGAGAGAGAGGCGCTGGCGCAAGACCTCTACGACATCGGTGCCGCCGCCAACCTCGCCCTCGCCCGTGTGATGGCCAGCAACCCGGCCAACTGGCCCAACGACGACGAGTAAACGATGCCCCTGCCTGAGTCTGCCCTGACGACCCTCGCCAAGTTGAAAGCTCAGCTCAGGATCACCGACTCGTCGGCGGATGCCCTGCTGGAGGACGCGATCACCGGCGCGTCGCAAATGGTCGCGGACTTCATCGGTCGGCGCATCCACTTCCAGAGCATCACGGCGGAGAAGGCCACCGGCAGCGGCACCCCCGAGCTGTCGCTGTCGGTTTGGCCCGTGCTCGCTGTGACGCTGATTGAGGCGACCGACGGCGCCGTGATCGTGCCGACCTACTCCTGCGACGGTGAAGACGCAGCAGCGGGCATTGTGCGCTCTTTGGTGGGGTGCTGGCAGTGGAGCCCCGGACTCATCGGCGAAGGCATCGGCGGCGATCCCGTTGTCGGTCACGACGTCCCCAACTACCTCGTGACCTACTCCGGTGGCTGGCTCACGCCCAACCAATCCGCCGTCGTCGGTGCCACCCCGCTGCCGGCGTCCATCGAGCTGGCTGCCCTGCTGCTCGCCACGAACCTGTATGCGGCCTTCGGCACCGATGTCGCCGTGGCCAGCGAGTCGCTGATGTCCTACAGCGTCTCCTACGGGAACCCCGACAGCCTGTATGGGGCCAGCGGCCTCCCGAAGCGCATCGAGGCGATGCTGTCCCCCTACCGCGCCCTGAGCCAGTGCTGAGGCCAACATGCTGATCACCCCGTGGCTCATTCACACCGTCACCCGCGCACGACGAACCGGGATCAGCTCGAAGGGCGATCCCACCTACGGCACCCAGGAGACGATCCGGGCTCGTGTCGAGTTCGTGCAGCGCATGACCCGCAGCGCCGAGGGCAAAGAGGTGATCAGCAACTGCGAGATGGCGTTGCTGGATCGGCCCCTTTACGACGACGTGTTTTGGTTGCCGTCGATCGCGGGCTCGGTCGCTGACGACACGTCGAGCCAAAGCGCAGGCCGCACGCCGGTCCAAATCAAGGGCGCCACCAACAAGCTCGGCACCCAACAGCTCTGGATCGTCAGCTTCGGCTGATACGCTGGGCGGCATGTTCTACATGCCGATGGCCGTCGTTGTCCGTTCCGTCGACCAGACCACGGCGGACCTCAAGAAGCAGATGGAGCTCTACCAGAACGCCTTCGTGGGCGCGGTGTATCTCCTTGGCACCGAGGTGGTCACACGCGCGATGCGCAAGACCCCCGTCGACACCGGATACCTGCGAGCGTCGCGGTACGTGCTCAAGCCCAGCCACGTCGCAGCGGGTTCCCCCTTCGAGGTCGTGGTGGGCTTCTCCGCCCCATATGCGATCTTCGTTCACGAGCGCGATCGCAACTACACCGTCGGTGAGTGGAAGTTCCTCAGCAAAGCGTTTGCCGAGGTCACGAGCGGCGCCGACGCCTTCTTGGCGAAGATGACGGAGAAGCTGGCGCTGGCCGGAATGGACATCGGCGGCATCCCCGAGGTTCACCCCACCGGCCCGCTCGTGGGGCCCCAGATTCACCCGCGCCTGCGGGCTCGACGTCGCAAGCTCGACGCCCAGGCCAAGCAAGACAAGCGGCGTGGCCTTGCCCGCACACCCTCCCCCCGCAAAAGGAAGTGATCGATGGCCAGCTCTCTCCCCGACGTCGCCGAAGACCTGTTGTTGCTCGCCTCGGTGAAACCCGCACTGGCGTCCCTCGTGATCGTCAGCGGCAGCCGCAACGCCTACAGCGGGCCTGAGCGCCCATCCAAGGGCAGCGGTATCCCGCTGGAGTCGACGTTCTGGGAGGTCGCAGGCGGTCGCGCCGACCTGCACAACGATGGTCGCCTGCGCGTCGTCGAGGTCCAATGCCTCGTGCGCGGCAAGCGGCAGGACTACGACACCTCCCGGCTCAAGGCCACCGCGATCCTCGACAACCTCGACCTGAACGGCCCCTTCACGGGCGCTTCTTCAGGGCGGCAGTACATCGACGTCGTCGCGGTCAACGCCACGCCGATCCCGCTTGGCCCCGGCGAGAGTGACGCGGAATACTTCGCCATCAACTTCAACGTCACGCTGGAAGGCTGAACCATGCCGCTCCCATTCGACCGTCGCCCGCTCTCGGTGCAGCTCGCCTTGATGGCCCTCACGCGCACGATCCACGAGATCGAAGCTGGCCAACTCGACGTCACGCACATCGAATACGACGACGTGGATCGCGTCGTGCTCGTCTTGCACTGTGCGCTCCCTGACCCCGAGGCCACCGTGCAAGCCGCCCAGGTCGCAAAAGGCGTGACGTGCGCGGCCTGCGGTTCTTCCGAGGTGCGGGACGCTGGCGGTCTGGACCGGCTCTGCATCCGGTGCAACCATTGCTGGAGTCTCGAAGCACCGGGCGCTGCCCGCCATCAGGAGTGATCCATGCCTACAGCCGGCCCATTCGCCGCCCGCGTTGCCGAGGTTGCCGTGAGCAACGCGGCGTCGACCGATTTCACCTCAGCCACCTACGTCGACGTTGAGCGCGTCAACAGCCCGACGTTCAGCGGCAGCCAGGACACCGCCGAAACGTCGAGCAACGACAGCGGCGGCAACAAGGAGTTCGTCACGACGTGGAAGTCGGCCACGCTCTCTTTCGAGATGATCGCCGACGAGACTGCCACCGGCCAAGAGCACCTGTGGACCGCGTTCACGAACGCCGAAACCCGCGCCTTCCGTTGCCGCCCAAAGGGCAACGCGACGACGGAGAAACAGATCCGGTTCCTCGGTCAGATCACGTCGATCGAAGAGACGCTGGACAAGGGTGACGTCGGCAAATACCGCGTCACCGTCCAGCGCACGGGCACGCAGACCCGCGACAACCAGCCCTGACCTCGACAGCGGCTTTGTTCCTCAACAGGCGCCCAACACGGCGCCTGTTTTCTTTTGTGCCGCCACACGTCACGCTGCGCCGACACAGGAGGACCACATGGCTACCGATCCGCTCAAGTCCCGCGCCATCCACATCGGCGGGCAGACCCGCAACATCAAGATGACGATGACGGCGCTGCGCGTTCTGCAGAAGCGCTACAACGGCGCCCCGGTTCGCGACATCGTGCGCAACCCCGACATCGACCAGATCTGCGAGATGGCCGCTGCGGGCCTGCTTCACGAGGATCGCACCATCAGCGCCGACACCGTCGCGAAGTGGCTCGACAACGAGCCGCAGATGATGCCGAAGCTGGCCGCGATCGTCGTCGAGTGCATCGGTGACGCCTACTCCCGAATGAGCCCACCCAAGGCCAAATCGGGGGAAGGCGACGCCCCGGTGAGCACGCCGGGGCTCGACGAGACGACGATGGCGGTGGACGCGATGACGACGGCGGATGGCCTGACTTCGGGCTGATCCTTCGCCTCTGCGGTCGCTATCAGATCTCGACCAGCGAGATGTGGGAGATGACGCCGTCAGAGTTTGTCGAGGTGTTGACGGGTGCGCGTGAAGCAGAGCGCGTGCACCGCTTGGGGTATGCGTCGATCGTGAGCGTCGTGCTCTCCTTCGGCGGCACGCAGATGAGCCCCGAGGCGCTGATTGGTGAAGAGGTCGAATATGGCCCCAACCCCTTCAACCCCGGCGATGATGAGCACCTTGACGCCGAAGGCCGACAGGCACGCCGAGCCCGGATGCTCGAAGCCTTGAGGGAATCCGCAAAGCGGGCACACGATGAGTGGATGCCGCAGGGGGTGACCCTCGACGGCGACGACTGAACGGAGCGAGCGATGACCCAGGTAGGCAGCGGCGTTGAGATTCCCATCAAGGGCGACACGTCGCAGGTCCGCAAGGCCGTCGACGACGTCATCGGCAGCTTCGACAAGCTCGTTTCGAGGGCCAACCAGCTCGAAGCAGCGTTGGCCGATGACGCGGTCACCTCGAAGTTGACCGCCGAGGGCTTGCAGCACCTCCAGAAGGAGGCTGCTGCGGCCCGCGCCAAGGTCGACGCCCTGACGCAAAGCACCGAGCAGATGGTGCACGTCAAGAGCCGTGCGCGTGAGGTGGCCGGCCAGCTCGATGAGCGGTTTGGCAAGCTCCAAGTCTCCATCGGCGGCATGTCTGCGGCTCTCGGTGGGGCCAGCGGTCGCTTTGGCGACCTCATCGGCGGCGCCGCTGACCTCGCCATGACCTTCGCCGCTGGCGGGCCTCTGATGGCTGGTCTGGCCGCTCTCGGTGCTGGAGTCGCCTACGCCATCGGCGAGATCTCGAAGGCGCAGGAGGCAGCGGCTACGGCCGCAAAAGAGAGCGCCGCCCAGATGGACAAGCTCAAGGCGAAGGCAGAAGCCGCCGCCGATGCCCTTGCCGCAGCCAAAGAGGGCGTGAGCGTCGAAACCATCCAAGACCGTCGGACCATGGGCGGCGCGACTGCGCAGCTTGGAACAGCGGCTGAGGCCGTTGGGAGCGCCTTCCGATCGGGGGGTGGTGGCTCTGACCTCGGTTTCGGCAAAGCGCTGGCCGATCCGAGCCGCGATCTTGAAGACGCCTACAAGCGAGCGGCCAAAGCTGCCGATGAACTCATCGACCCGGCCCGCAAGGCGAAGGTGCAGGCGGCGCTTGAGGACTACCGCAAGAGCCTCGACCAGCTCACGATCATCCAGCGCACGCAGGCCGACCAAGAACAAAAGAAGCTGGTCGACGAGCTGCGAGCGTGGGGCGAAGGCGTCGCCGACGCAGCCAAGAACACGAAGGCGCTCAGTGCTGCGGCTGCCGTCGCCACGGAGTCGTTCGACGCGTTGGCCGAAGTGCGCAACATGTTCGCCAGCGTGAAGGCTGCCGGCACGAAGTCGCCGCTGTCCTTCGCCAACCCGGAGATCTCCCAGGATGCGGCGCTGGACACCGTCGGCCTCGGTTCCCCGGCCATCGAGATCTCAACGCAGTTTTCCGAAGTGCTCGACGCGACCGCTGAGGAGATGGCTTCGTGGGGCGAAGTGCTCGACGAGACAGCGGGCGAGTTCACCGACCTGATGTCTCCCGTGGAGCGCTTCGGTGAAAGCCTGAGTGAACTCGGCAAGAGCCTCGGTGACGTCGTCGGCTCCCAAAGCACGATCGACAACGTCGTCAGCGGCGCAGCAGGGCAAGGTGGTTTCGACTCGGTCGGCACCGACTTGGGCGCCGCGATCGGTGGGTTCCTTGGCCCGGTCGGCTCCGCCATCGGCGCCCTGCTGGGAACCCTGCTCGGCAACGTGATGGACGAACTGGTTGAGATCCTCGGTGTCGTCACGCCGCTGATGGATGGCCTGGCGATCGCGGTCGCGGCCCTCTCGCCGATCTTCATCGTGCTCAAGGTGCTGATGGCCGAGGTGGGCCAGCTCTTTGTCGCGCTGGCTCCGCTTCTGCTCGTGCTCGCAAAGCCGATCGCCGCTCTCGTGCTCGTCGTCGTTCGCGTGATTCAGGTGCTGCTGCCGTTCGTGAACATGATCCTGATCGCAGTCGCGGGCCTCTTGGGGTTCCTCGACTTCATCACCTACGGCGTCAGCCTGCTGGACACCTATTTCTTTCAGCCGCTGATCGAAGGTGTCCGATGGCTCTACAATGGGCTTGTTGGCTTCTACAACATGATCATCGACATCATTCGGAAGGTGCCGGGGCTCGGGAAGTTCGGCGCCAAGGCATCGCTGATGGAAGAGGCTGTTGCGCCGGTGATCGATGAGTTCGCGTCATCGACCGACGAACTGGCGAACATCATGGGCGAAAACACCGACGCCACCGAGGACAACACCCAAGTCACCGGCGACATCAACCAAGAGCTGACCAACCTCCCCAGCGGCTACAAGATCGCTGGTGCGGAGTACAACGCAGCGGACGGTGTGCGGATGCAGCCGATGATCAACATCGTCGTCGAGAAATGGTTTGGCTCCAGCACACCGTCGGAGGACATCAAAGACCTCCACAAGAAGGCCAAGTTTGGGACCAAGGGCACGTTCAATGGTCGCCGATTTGCGAGCGACGAGAAGGGCTGAGCGCACATGTCTTTTCTGCACATCAACGGCGTCACGATTCCGGTCAAAGCCGACTCTCTCGAAGAAGAGGAGATCGTGATCGGTGACATCTTCGCCCGTTCCATCGGCGGCGCCATCTTCGGTACCCAGGCCACGACCAAGCGCCGCTGGACCTTTGAGACGCTGCCGATGTCTCGCGACACGGCGGAGAAGATGCGCCAGTGGATCGAAGGCAAGATTCAAACGTGGTCGTTCACTGGGTCCGCCGCCGCCGACGGGCTCCTGAGCGGCGCTGGTATCTCCTTGGGTGGCGCGGCCACTTTTGCGAGCAGCGGAGGCAGGACGGGCGGGAAGATGACCGCAGGGTCCGGTGGCTTGGCCAACATGGACATGTTCGACAAGCTGTACCGCGTCAGAGGGTGGGCGCCCGATCAGGGGTGGACGCTTGGATGCTGGCGCAACTCCACAGCTGCTGAAGGCTTTCCCAGCAATGCATGGTTTGACCTCGTGATGACCGGAAACGTGGCGGTCATTCGCGGCGGTGCTTCCCCTCCCGTGGGCACAATCCAGTACCGCAACGGTGCGGTCGTGGCGTCGAGCATGCAGCGCTACGTCAACGTCTCAACGACTGAGCTTGAATGGGTTGCCCTTGCTGGGTACCTCGCCACCGGTACCGCTGCCGCCGTCGACTACGATGACTTCTGGTTTGCCCCTTTCGAGGTTCCTGCTTCGTGGGTGCCCGAGATCTACGCACACCGTCTCGCCTTCGGCTTGGCTGATGCGCCGCGTGTGTCGGCATCTGGGGACTGGTTCGTTGAGACGACGCCAATCGACGTGATCTGCCGAGTCAGGAACACCAAGCAGTTGAATGCGACGCTGAAAGGCGCGGCATCACACTCAGCAGCAAACCGGATCTTTGAAGTCGTGATGGAGGAGATCTGAAAATGGACGAGGAAGAGCAACGCGACGTCGTCAAAGGTAGCCGACGCAAGCTGCGCCGATCGTTGAATGCTGAGCTGACTCAGCTCGCCACAAAGGCTCGCACCGAGTTCCAAGACGGGCCTTTCCTGTCTGGCTTCCTGAGCGCCATTGAGCGGAGCCGTCAGATCGTCGACAAAGGAGGAACCACCGACGAGGACTGAACCATGGCGCGCAGCAGCGACTACACCTTGCCCCGCTCCCACGTCCCCAGCGGCACCAGCACCGACTATCAGGTGCTGCTCCGCGCCGACGAGGCCAGCGGGGTGATGCTTGATGACCTCGGTGGTGCCAGCTTCACCAACGTCGGCGCGGTTGGCACCACGGGAAGCGCGACCCGCGACAACCTCGTCAACGGTGCGCGCGTCTTCAACGGCACGACTCAGGCCGCTGTGCGCTCCACCATCGTCTCCACCGACGCCGACAACTTCCACGTCGAGAACGGTGGGTTTGGCGTTGCCTGCTGGTGTCGACCAAATACGATCCGCGACCAGACGGTGTTCGAGCTTGGCGACTACCACGCGGCTGCCGACGAGACGCGCAACGCTCAGTTCCGCCTTCGCCCTCGTGCATCGGGTGCGTTCTCGTCGGAGTTTGAAGATGGCGCAGGCTCGACTGGTCGACGCGACAGCACGGGCAACGGGCTGATGCAGGCCGGCGTGTGGTCGCATCTCGGCGTGTGCTTCCGCCCTGACCCCGACAAGATCGGACGCGCCAACGTCCAGCTCTTCTTCAACGGCAAGATGGTCGCCCAGGCATTCGATCGCCCGTGGCCGACGGGGGGAAGCAATGCCCGCTGGATCGTCGGGGCTTCGCGCGGCCTCGGCACCGGCCTTGGCGTCTATGGCGAGTTTTTCGACGGCGCCTTGGATGACCTCATCGTCACCCGTTGGCCTCCTGATGTTGCTTGGTTCCGCAGCGTGTACGGTCGCGGCGTCCAAGAGTTCGTCAAGCGTTTCGTTGAAACAAAGAGCACCCCACGGTGCATGTTTTCGACGTTTGCGCGTGTATTGGTGAAGGCTCCACAGGGCAAGTTCGCGAAGCTCCGCCGCGTTGACCTCGATTGGGTTGACCTCACGAACGTCAACGGCATCGACTTCGTCAAGGAGATCACTTGGGGATCATCGCTGGATGACTTCATCACGAATGCGACGGTGAAACTTCACCCACGATTCGGCGCCTACAACATGAGCCCCTTTGCGCCGAATACCGAAAGTGGCGGGATCACCTACGAGCACAACCCGCTTGCCGAGCCGATCGATGCGGCAAGCCCTGTCGACGGCCCGATGAACGCTTTCCTGCGTTCGATGAGGCGTGTTCGCATCGAAACCGCTCTCTGCCCGATGGGCATGTTGCGAGAGCAGGCCGACCCATATTGGGAGGTCATGTTTGACGGTTTCCTTCGAGCCGTCGACGTCAGCGACGACGAAGTGACGATGACCTGCGCCGACCTCGGATCGGCCCTGCTCGACACTTTCGTGGAGCCCACAAAAGACGGGACCGATCGCCAGTATGGGACCGCAGGCGGCACGCCCGTCGAGGGGGAATTGCAGGATCTCATCGACGACAACAGCCCTGCTCGATTTGAGATCGTGCCGTCGATCAACGGCAGCGTGGCCGGCATCGACGACAGCGGTGCGGGTGGCCGCGTCGTCATCCAGCTCTTCAGCAACACGCTGACGGCGGACGTCAACGCCCGAGGTCGACCGCATTGCCTGCAAGCCGGCGACATCTTCACCGTCACCGGCACCGTGAACTACAACGGCACCTACACGGTGTTCTCGACGACGGACTTTGCGGTCACGACGGTCGAGACAAAGAGTGGCCTGCTCGCTGCTGAAAACGTCGGCATCGTGACTGCTGTCGACGCCTTCTCCTACGGCAAGATCGGCGTGCCTCAGCTTTACGTTCCGACGACGCCAGCGTGGAACGTCTACGAGTGGAACGAACCCGCATCAAAGGGTGTGCTTCAGGCTCTTGACGACATCGCCAGCCAGATCGGTTGGCGCGTTGCCTACAAGTGGCACGACCTCCGCCAAGAGTTCCGGCTGACGCTGTTCAGTGGCCCGTCACCGTCTCTCGTGCTCGCTCACGACGTGCTCTCCATCGGTCGCATGTCGATCAAGGTCGACGACGTGCGCAACGTGATCGTCGGTGAGTACGCCAGCGAGGCGACGAAAGATGCTGTCGGTGAGCGTGCGATCTTCGCCCGTGCTGTTCGTGACATCACATCGCTTCGAGAGTTCGGGCGCTTCATGGCCCGCATCCGCGTCGACGGCGACAGCCTCGTGAACACTGCCGGCGAAACGGACGAACTGATCTCGACGGTGCTCAACGACCTGTCGCAACCCATTGCTGAAACCGACGTCGAGACGCTGTACCACCCGATCGTTGAACCCGGAGACTGGTTGGCGTTTATCGAAAGCGGCAGCCTGATCCGCACCACCTTTTTCAGTGGGCTCAACAACGACGGCATCTTGAACCAGATGCTGTTCAAGGCTCACTCTGGAGCCGTCGCGAGCTTCGAGCACACGCACAGCAACGACCAGACGCGCACGTCGTATCGCCTCCGCCGTGTTGCTCCTGACACCGGCGTCTACGTGAACACGAGCCGTGTCGACCGCCACCAGGAGACTTTCGCTCAGCGGGGCTCAACCCGAGGTCGTGGGCTTTCACCGCCGAAGCCGCCACCGGCTCCGACGATGCGCGTGCTCGGCAACCTCAGCGGCAACCGCATGGTCACCGCGTCGTGGGCTCTCCCGGTCAGCGGGTTGAATCAGGCGTGGCGGTCGACGGAGGTTCATCTGTCGACCACGACAGGGTTCACGCCGTCGTCGGCATCGCTTGTTGGCGTCGTCAGTGGCACCACGCACACGTTCCTGACCCCGTCCGCGTCGACGACATACTACTGCCGGCTGGTGCACCGTGACCTGATGCGGAACAGGTCCGCACCGGGGCCGCAGACGTCTTTCGTGTCGGCTGCTTGAGCAGTGGGAACCTCCGGGCCACACTGGGCTCGGAGGTTCCCGTGAAGATCCTGTTTCTCCTTGCCGCTCTCGCCGCCCAGAGTCCGCCCTTGGACGCTGGGCCCCCTGCTGACCCGACGTCGCACGTCATCGTCGGCAACGACATCCACGTCACGGCTCCGCTTCCGGCTTCGGCCCAAGCTGCTCCTGACGCTGTCCTTGCCGCCCTCGATGCGCCGCCCGCTCCTGTCGACGACGTTGCGATCGTCGCCGACGCTTTCCGCGACATGATCAAAGCGATCACCAACTGGAAAAGCGCCGGTGCCCTCGCCATCGCGGCGGCAATCATCGCTTTGCTGATGCGGCTCTCCAAACTCGGGGTGCTGTACCGGCTTCTGGAGGCCCGTGGCTGGTCGTGGGCCCGTCCATGGATCGCCGGCCTACTCGGCGGCACTGGTGCGGCTCTCACAGCGTTTGGCTCCGGCGTGCACGACCTTCCTTCGCTCGTGTCTGCCTTCGTGAGCGGTGTCCTGGCCGGCTTCACCGCTGGTGGTGGGTACGACGCAGGCCGGCTGGTCTTCGCTGCGGAGCGCAACAAGAAACGCGTCGACGTCGGGGCACTCAACAAGCTGACCGAGATCGCTGCCGAAAGTCGCGAGAAGCAGCACGTCATCGAGGCAAGCCGCAACCTTTCGCCAAGCAAGCGCGCTGAGGTCTTGGCCGCGACCCTCGGGAAGCACCAGTGATCGCCTTCGCCCTCGCCTTCGCCCTCGCCGCGAACAACGGCGCTGTCGCCTTGGAAGAGGGCGAAGCTGCACCGTTCGTCGGCGTATTGCTGACCAACGATCGAGCGACCGAGCTGGCGCTGGTCGAGAATGAGGTTGGCTCGTGCCGCGCACAGCTCGCCGCCTCCGCGAACATCATCGAGCAGTGGAAGGCCGTAGCTGCGGCCCCACCCCAACAGGCCCCGCTGATCACCGACCCCACGCTGAACTGGTGGATCGGATTCGGTGCCGGCGTTGGCCTCACGGTGGGCTCCCTCGCCTTTGCAGCGTGGGCCCTGACAACAGCCAGCAACATCTGAACGCGGCCCCGGTGACTCGGGGCCGCGTTTCTCTTTCGTCGGCTTGTCGTCGACGCAAAAGCCAGTCACGGTTCGATTCCAGCAAGAGGTCGATTCGATGGAAGACTGGAAGTTTGCCCTTACCTTGGCGGTCCCACTGCTCACGTTCGCCGCCCTCTGGGGCGAGATGCGATCGTCGCAGAAGAGCCAAGAGAAAAACGCCGACGACCACCGCAAGGAAACCGCTGAAACGGCCAAGCGCGTCGAGGCGATGCACAACGAAGCGGCTACCGAAAAGCAGGCGCTGCGTGAGCTCACAGCGCGCCACGCGGAACTGGCGGGAGAGGCCCGCAACCGGATCAGCGCCGTCGAGGGCCGCGTGTCTACCGTCGAGCGCGAGAGCATCGAGATCCGCGCCGAGCTGCGAGCCCTCGCCACAGGACAGGCTCGCATCGAGAGCAAGCAGGATCGGGAAAGCCAAGCGATCGAAAGCATCCGCCGTGACGTGATGATCGCCCTGGGTAAGATGACCAAAGGCGACCCTCTGGGCTGATACGCTTGGGCGCATGACGACACCCATGCCTCCGCTCCGCCCCGGTGACTTCTCCCGCTACTTCTCTCGCCACGAGGCCACACGCAGCAACAACGCTGACGAGGCAGGGCTGGCGAACGAACCCGGCCCCGCCGAGTGGGCCGCGCTGGAGAACCTGTTCCGCAACACGATGGACCCGATCCGCCACTTCCTTGGGCGCCCGATCCGTCCGTCGTCGGCGTACCGCTCCCCTGCGGTGAACAAGCTCGCTGGCGGTGCGCGCAACTCGCAGCACCTGCGCGGTGAGGCCTGCGACTTCGAGGTGCCTGGCCTCGACAACCTTGAGCTGGCCCACCTGATCGTCGGCAACCCCGCGATCGTCTTCGACCAGCTGATCCTTGAGTTCTACCGCCCCGGCATCCCGACCTCGGGGTGGGTCCACGTAAGCCGCACACGCGCCGAGAAGCAGCGCCGCGAAGTGCTCACGGCCAAGGTTGGTGGCGGCTTCGCTGTCGGCCTGCCGCCGTTGCCCGCCCGGACCGGCTGAGGCACGATCGCAGGATGACCACCCCTCACATCCTCCTGCGCTTCGTCACCAATCACACGGCAATCACCACGAGCGGCGTTGAACGGCGCTACTCGGCGGGTGAGCGCTATTCGGTCCCCGAGCCCCAGGCCCGCGACGCCTGCGCCGCTGGTGCTGCCCACCCCGAAGGTTCGCCCTCGGAGCAGGACGCGGCGATGGGCGAGGCGTTCGCCGCCAACGACATCGTCATCCACGAGCTGTACGCGCTGTATTCGGCTGCCGTCGCTGCAAAAGCCAAAGCCGAAGCCGAAGCCCGTGCTGCCGCTGAATCGGCCTCCTGAGCCGCCACGCTTCGCCACATCACGCAACCTGAACACGGAGCCCGCTCATGCCCGCATCCACAGTTTCTCTCGTCGTTGTTGGTCCGGGCGGCACGCCTGCCGGGGCTGCGCACGACGAACAGCAAAGCACTGCCCTCGGCAACTCCTTCGACAATGCGGAGCCCACGATCCTCGTCGTGCGCAACACGAACGTTGCCGCTCGTGTGATCACGTTCCTCGCTGACCGTTACGGCGGTGAGCGCACCGTGATGACCGCGACGATCCCCGGCTCCGCCACCGAGAACGGCACCGCTGTCCTTGGCCCGTTTCCACCGGACCAGTTCAACGATCACTCGACGACGGACGCCACGAAGATGGGCACCGTCCAGTTCACCCACAACGGCGCCAACGCTGACCTCCAGCTTTGCCCGACGCGGCTGAACCGTTCCTTCATCCGCTGAACTCCCACCCCGTCGAGGTGAATCGTGCCCAACCCGAAGCTGTTTCGTGAGCCCTTTGAAACCTACAACCCGTCGTCGCCTGATTCGCCATGGCAAGAGAGGGTCGGCGACGGCGATCTGACCTACGTCGACGGCAATGCGTCTGGCACCAGCTACTTGGTGATCAGCAAGAGCCCCCTTCTTGCCGGCACCCAGACCGACGTCGAGACGAAGCAGGCATACGACCTGCCGCTTGACGTCAACTTTGGCCTTTCGATGTCCCAGAACACGTTGGGGCAAGAGCTGAGCGTCGAGGTCGTTGACCCCAACAAACTGCCCGACATCGAAGACCTTGAGATCGCCAGCATCACGCAGACGACGACGGTGCTGACCGTCGACACCGTCAAACCCCATGGTCTTGTTCCTGGCAAAGCCATCGGGATTGCAGGGTGCTCGAACCCTGTCGCCAACTATCCCGCCCTTGTCGTCGCCAGCATCCCGTCTCCGACGCAGCTCACGGCTACAGCTGGTCCTGGCGGCACGATTCCGTCGCAGACGATCACAAACCCGGCAGGAGCCAAAGGTTCGGTGTTCTTCCGTGAGCGCTTCGGGCGAAGCAAAAACGGCATCGCTCAAATCTTTGAAAATGCGAGCGCCACGCAGGCGTCGCTGTATGTGCGCAGCGAGGCTGGCGACGGTTTCCCCTCAGGTACCATTGCTGGGCAGCACGTCGTCACAGTGGGTTCCCGTGCGCCGGTTCAGCTGGTCAACAGCAAGGACACGTTCGCATTTGGGCCCACGACTGAGTACCGGATGCTGGCGCAAGGGGAGCGCTCGCAGTGGTCAGACTCTCCCGTCGACAGCGTCGCTCAGGCGACGAACCGGCTGGTGCGCTCACAGATCACCCCATCAGGGAAAGCCTGCTACCGCCTCCGCTTCCGAGCCAACAACAGCAAGAGCCTTACCGTTCCGGTGGCCCAGATCGTCAGCGTGACGAAGACAGGCACGACGACAGCCACCGTGGTTTGCGATCGCGCTCACGGCCTCGCCCTCGGCGACCCCATCGCAGCCTACGGTGCCCGCGACCAGACGAACTTCGCCAACTTGACGGCGGCAACGGCGGTTGCCTCCATCGTCGACGCCAACACGTTTACCGTCGTGTGGGGTGCTGCCGTTACGGCGACCACCTTTGGCGGCTACGTCTCGAAGGTGATGGGCGGCAACCTCCCGTCAGCACTCGGTGCGAACGTCATCGCGGCGCAAACCGCAGTGCTCGTGACCCGCGTCGACGGCACTCGCGAGCTGACCTTGACGGGCAACACCAACTGGGGCGGCCTGTCGATCGGCGACATGGTCGAGCTGGTCGGTGTTCGTAACGCTGTCGACGGCGCCACCCTGGGTATCGACGGTGCATGGAAGGTCGCCAACGTCGCCACGACAACGCTGGTGCTCGTGCTGCCCTACGCCGGTCAGCGTGAGGTCATCCCTGACTTTGTCGTCGTCAACTGTGGCGGTGGCGTCATCAAGCGGACCGACACCCGCGTCAGCTTCGTGCGCCTGATCGCTCACGATTCGCAGTGGATCGTGGGCACGCCTCGCCCATCGAGCGACATCGCTGCGGCTGCTCCCGTGGCCGTGCAGAACACCGTGGCGACGACGCTGTCGTCAACAGCGGTGGCTGGCACCGTCGCCGCAGACGCTGCCGTCGGTAACCCCGTTGGTACGGGTGGCCGCGCCGCCAACGCCAACCCAACGGCGGTGTCGGCTGCTGGCGACTTGGTCAACGACCTCTCGACGATGCTAGGCGCCAAGGTCGTCAAGCCCTACGCCATTCCCGAGGCTGAGTGGGCCACCACGCTGGCCCTGACGGCGATCACCGATGTCGCAATCCAAGCCGCCGCCCCTACGGGCATCAAGCGGCACCTGACGTGGTTGGATTTGCACAACTCTGGCGCCTCCGCCGTTGATGTGCTCATTCGCGACGGAACGACGACGCGGCTGCAAATCACCGTGGCCGCTGGCCAGTCGAAGGTTCTTCAGCTTCCGACGGGCATCACGACGACGGCGGCAACTGCTCTCAACGTCCAGCTGAGCGCAGCTGGAACGGTGAGGCTCAACGCGGGCGGATACACCGCCCCGTAACACCAAGGAGAAGACATGGAACCGCTCACGTTCACCGTCATCGAGATCACCGACTCCGAAGGCTTCAGCACGATTCGCGTGCAGCTCGGCAGCAGCTCCAACGACGTCTCCTGTGGCGACGCCTTCAACATCGTGGTCATCCCGGCCATCGCATTGCTCAACGCCGTCAACAGCCCGCTGGTTCTCTCGGTCTGACCTGACCGACAGCTTCAAAGCCCCGCACGTCGATGGCGTGCGGGGCTTTGTCTTTTCGTCGAGGTACAAGAGGGCATGATCCTCAACGACTCGCAGATCGACCACCTCGCCAAGCACAGCGGAATGATCACGCCGTACACGCCGGAGCAGGTCCGCCGCGTCGACGGGAAGGCCGCGATCTCCTTCGGCCTGTCGTCGTTTGGGTACGACGTCACGCTGGGCAATAACGTCGACGTGTTCGTGCCCTTGGGCGACAAGCCGATCGACCCCAAGCGCTTCGATCGCAACCACCTCAAGCGGCTCGACGTCGAGAAGGCGCCGCACGGAAACGGCTACGTGGTCACCCTCCCGCCGCACAGCTACGCCCTCGGCCACACCGTCGAGCAGTTCGCCTTGCCCGACGACGTGCTGGTGGTCTGCCTCGGGAAAAGCACCTACGCCCGCAGCGGCATCATCGTGAACACGACGCCGGCAGAGCCTGGGTGGAAGGGCCAGTTGACCTTGGAGTTTGCGAACCCCACGCCGTCGCCCGTGTTCCTCTACGTGGGCGAGGGCGTGGCGCAGTTCCTGTTTCTTCGAGGGGAGCGGCCCGCGACAACGTATGCGGACCGCTCCGGGAAGTATCAGGATCAGATGGGCGTCACCCCGGCGAAGGTGTGATCAGACCTTCATCACGAAGTCGCGGCGGCACACGTGCTCCGCCTCGGTTCCGTCCTTCTCCATGCGCTTTGCGTCGGCGGCTTCGCAGTCGACGTGAAGATCGCAGTGAGTCCCGGTGACGACGTATTCGCGGACCTCGGTTGGCTCCGCCTGCACCATCGTTTCGGTCTTGCCGCCGCTGTCGTTGGTCGAGACGTCGATGCCCTGAGCGGCGGCGGTGGTCGCGATCTCGATGGCAAGAAGCTGGTTGGCCAGCTCGCTCCGCAGGTGCGCCAACTCGGCGGCAAGCTGGCGCTCCATCACGCGGGAATGCGCCAGATCCCGCTCAAGGTCTGCGATCCGCTTCCGGCTTTGCTCGTCACGTTCGTTCAACAGCTTGCGGAGGTGGGCAACAATCTGGTCTTCAGTCGTGTTCGACATGCTTCTGCTCCTTGTGTGCTCTCGACGTGCGCAAGAGCCGCACGCCTTTGGGTGTGATCGCGCAGAGGTTCACCCGGCGATCGTGTTTGTCTCGACGGCGTTCGATCAGGCCGTGCTTCTCCAGGACCAACAGGTGGTCCGCGATCGTGGCTTGGGGGACTTCGAGGGTCAGCACGAGCCCCACCACCGGCTGGGGTCCATCCGACAGGACCAGCAGGATCGCGAACTCCATCACGCCGCTCTGGATCGTCGAGTGTCCCGCGCAGCGTTGTGCGGGACACATCCGGGCAATCATCTGCCCGACCTCGGTGTTGGACATCGCCAGCTCAACGGTCATGGGGTGGCCTCACGACGATCGCGGTTTCTCGGTCGCGGTCGCCCGGATCGATGGCCGCACCGAAGCGTTCAAGGGCGTCTGCGATCCGCTCCAGCGCCGTCGCGATCCGCTCAATGGGCTCGATGACCTCGGGCTGGCCCGCCGCAGCCTTGGCGGCGATGCACCGGGGCCACTGCTCGCACCCGTTTTCGTTGGTGGGAAGGCTCCCGCATCCGCAAACCCAAACCGGCATCAGCGCCTCCTTTGCGGGAACTGTTGAAGCCCCGCGAAGCTGAACGGGAACTCGCTGGGATCGGCACCCTTGCTGTGCGCGGTTCGCACGCGGTTGCCGTCGACGACGTAGTTGGAGCCCAGCTGCTTAGCGAACACCGGTGTGCCCGAGGCCAAGCACTGGTTCACGGTGTGAACGATCCAGCGCTCATCGCAGGGCCGTGCATCGGGGCCGCTCTCGCCGCCGACGATCACCCAATCGATCAGGCTGTCCGCCAACTCGGAGCTGATCAGCGCCTGGCGGCTTTGCTTGATCAGCTTGGCCTCGTCGGCTTGCTCATACGAAAGGTCAGCGGGCCACGATTCGCACACCGGCCAGAGGTGCGGCGCCAGATCCAGAGCACCCAGCAGCGGCTCACACGAAAGGAAACGCACCGCCGCTGGGATTGAGCGCAGCACGTCGATCCGAGAGGCCACCGCCATGCTCTCGACCGTCGTGCCGAGCCACACGTTGTCTGGCGGCACACCGTCCAGCCAGCGCTCGACCATCGGGCGACCGGAGAGGCCAGAGGTGTAGGGCAGGCTGCGGTGAAGCAACGTAAGCACGCGCTCCGGTCGCTTCGTGAGGATCTGCCAGTCAAGCCACGGCGTCACCGCGACGATGTCGAACAGGTCGCCGCGCAGCTTGTCGAGGTCTTCGCGATCCTCGAATACGTCGGCCAAGCTGGCGCAGAACACCTTGCGGCGAACACGGGCAACCATCGCCTCGTGGTTCCACCGCAGCGGCCTCCGCCAGTTCGTCACCGAGGTCCGCTGGCGGTGTGCGGTAGGGCCCCAGAGCGGCAGGCCCCTCGCCTTCGACACCCGCGCCGGGGTCGATTCCTCGGCGTAGCAGTTGCGGCAGCCCTCGCTGACCTTGGTGCACCCGATCCACGGGTTCATCGTCGAGTCTGTCCATGCGATCCCTGTCTCATCGGCCACGAGCCACCGCCTTTCGTGCTGCGCGTCGGAGCTTGCGCCCTCGGCCACCCAGCGGGTTTTTGATCAGTCGCCGCTCGAACCTCCCGAAGCAGCTTCGGAGGGCGTCGACGACGTTGTTGATGAAGTGCCAGAGCGGATCGAAGAACGACTGCCGCAGCACCTCGACCACCGCGTCCACGAACGCCCGGATCTTGCCCAGCACGTCGGAGGGCATCGGCGCCAGGAACAGCAGCGCCCGGTTCCCGTTGTCGAGGCGTCGCCACGTCTCGGCGTGCACGAGTGCCGCCGTCAAGCGGCACCGCCTTTCTTGGGGCTCAGGTCGCGCACGAGGCCAACGAGCCCCTTCACGGTGTTGGGCTTCCGGTCACCGAGGCACAGCGCGATGATCTGGCTGGGTGTGAGCTCTGCCAGCACCTCGTCGGTTTTCTCGCTGGCCACCAGCAGCTTGAGCTGGGCCCGCGACAACCCCGGCACCTTGCTGTCGTCGTCGCCTGCCTTGCTTTGGCGGACGTGGTCACGAGCGCGCTCAATCGTTGGCCTTGCCCCGTCAGCGGAGAGGGCAGCGAGAGCCCCGGCCTGCTCCGGCTTGGGCAGCTCAGCCAGCCTGAGCGCGGCAGAGGGGGCCAGCGTTCCGGCTTCGATCGCGGCGTGGATCGCAGGGTCCGCCGACCGCAGGCGCAACAGCGCGTCGACCTCGGCGGGCTTCACACCCATCGCCCGTGCGGCCTGCTTCACGCCTGCGGGGCCTGCGCCCCAGAGCCGCACGAGGTGGCCAGCCTTCTCCGCCCGGACCAGCACCGTGTCGCCCTGGCGGATCTCGTTCTCCGCCACCGAGGCAGACACCAGCTCGGCATCGGTCCAGCCCTTCACCGGGCTGAGGCAGGGCACGGTCACCGCCTCAGCCTCTGCGGTCTTGCCGGCTTCCCGCATACGGGTGGCGAGGGCTCGTGCAGCACGCACGCGCTGGCGACCCCACAGCACGATGACCCGGCCATCGTCTTCCTTCGTGACGCCGATCGTCTCCAGGACACCGAGCTGGGCGATCGACTCCACCAGCGACTCCGACACCGGCAGCTTGACGCGGGCGTCGTAGTGGACGTGCTCGGGGCCGTCGTCGGTGTCGAGCCCGATGATCACGACATCGAAGGGGGAGAGGCGAAAGGCGGGGGTGCGGCTGCCGTCGAGGGCTTGTTTGGACACTGGGATCTCCTGTGCGTGGAAGGGAAAGCGGAGCCCACCCGCGTTGGGGCTCCGGGGGATCAGTGGGTGGCCGTGCGGTGACGTGGCCACCCTTTAGACAAGGCCAGACGCGGCACTTGCATGCTCACGGTTTCGCCTGACAAAAAGTAGACACGCATTGTTTCGTCTGTGTCTGGACAAGCCAGCACACGGATACCGTGCAGCGTGTGCATTGACTGTATGCTTGACGGCTGATTGATCCACATGCGTTGAATGGTCTTGCTCATTTGAGTCTCCGAGGTCAGCGGGTGGCGTCGGCGAAGTCGAGGGCGGCAGCTTCGATGCAGTCGATCTTGACCGCCCGCTGCTCGATGGTCGCCGCCATCTGCGTGAGGTTGATCTGGGCGCTCAGGCCACGGCGGTTCTGCTTCACGTCGGCTTTGAGCAGGGCCAGCTTTGCGATCAGGCCGTCGATGTCGTCGGTCAGGGTGCTGCGGAGGGCGGTGGTCGTGCGGGCCATGTCGGCGATCAGGGTCTTGCTCATTTGAGTCTCGTTTCGTGGAAGAGGGGAGCGGGCGGCACCACCGCCGCCCGCTGGGGGTCGCTCAGAGCGGCTTGGCTGCGCGGTAGCAGGATGCGCCCATCGGGAAGCAGCCTTGGCTGACCTCGCCCTCCGGCATCGTCGAGGTGGTCTTGTAGTAGTTGCCGCTCTCGCTCATCTCGACCCACTGGATGGTGGCGTGGTTCTTCAGAGCCTTGCCGCAGCACTGGCACTCGAAGCGGGTGGCGGCGTTTTCGGCGAGAGCTGCGGTGGTGAGTTCGTGCATTTGGTCTTCCTCGTGTGGCGCGTCCCGCGCCGATGAGTTGACCCTACGCCGATTCTCAAAAAAAGGAAAAGAGAAAACGGCGCAGATCGCTCCGCGCCGTTTTCTCGTCTTTGGGAAGCCCTGATCTCTGTCTCAGATCTCAGAACGGGAGATCGTCGTTGTCCGGATCGGTGAACGGATCGGTGGTCGTTGTCGTGCCGCCCCCGCCGCTGTCGTTCGTGCTGCCGCCGTTGTTGCTCGTGCCTTCCTTGGCCTTCGCCTTGTAGGGCTCTTCAACCCGGTCTTCACGCTTGCCGACGGTGGTGCTCCAGTCCGGAGCCTCGGTGTAGCGCTTGCGAGTCTCGGCGGTGAGCACCTTCACCTGCTCCACCTCGACGTCGATCCATGGCCGGTTGGGGTTCTGTTCGTTCTTGCGGCTGCTCACGAGCAGCTTCATCGCGAACGGAACGCCGGTGACGGCCAGCATCGCGTCGTCGCTGTCCGGATCGAAGCCGTCCAGCTCGGTTTCGTTGCTGCCCGTGGCGAGCAGCAGGAAGGCCAGGCGGGCAGCGTTGGCATCCTTGGCGAAGTCGGCCCAGTAGTCGACGGTGAAGCTGCTGCCCACGGCCTCCTTGTTCGCCTCGTCGAGGGCCTTGAGCACGAAGACCTTGTAGCGCACCGACTTGGTGCCCTTGGCGTTCTCACGGCGCTGGAAGGACTGGATGACGCACTGAATCGCACCGGTCTTGACCTTGGTGGCGGCGACTTTCTGATCGCCCTCGAAGTTTTTGACGTGTTTGCCGAAGCTGTAGCGGGCCATGGTGCTGTCCGTTCTGTGTGGTCGTTGCGGTTACGGGTGACTGGTTCTCGTGCTGTGCTGGGCTACTCTGCCGAGGTGCCCAGCTTTGTCCAGATGGCGACACGCTCAGCCAGCGCGGCGTCGTCGGGAGGTGGCTGCCCGAGCATTCGGGCGATGACGTGCAAGGGCTCGACGGGCTCTCTGTTGTCGAGGCCAGCGGCGATCTTCGTGGTGTACCGCTCCCCTGCGTAGAAGCTGATCTGTCGACGCACAGCGCCGCTCTGCATCTCGGCGGAGTGCACGTAGCCCACCGCCTGGACGAACTGCGCCAGCTCGTTGGGCAGCTTCTTCCCGAGCACCGCAGGCCGGTGGACCATGCCCATGCCCTCCACCTTTTCCTCGGCGTCGAGGGTGATCACGACGACGTGGGCGTGAGCGTCGCGGATCGTGCGCATCAGGCTGGCGGTCTTGTCGAGGATGACGCCCCACGTGTCGAGGTCGGTGACGTCCTGGCGCTTCTCCTGCCGGCTGGTGAAGTGCTCTTTGATCATCCGCTGCGCGTCGGTGAGCGAGTCGAGCACGACGCTGTCGAACCGCTTGCCGATGTTCGGCGACGCAGCGAGGGCCACGAAGTCGATCAAGTCCTGGAACGACTCGATGACGAACACGGACGCCTTGGGGTTGATCCGCTTGATCGACGGCACCGCCTGCTTCTCGGTGAGCCCGATCAGTGGGCGAGGCATCCCGGCGCCGAAAGACGTCTTGCCGGCGCCGCTGGGCCCGTAGAGCAGGATCTTGGCTTTGTCGAGGCTGGCCATGTCGTCGGCGCTCTTGATGCGGTCAAGGATCGACGGCTTCACTGGCTTTGCTGCTGGTGCTGGTTGTTCTTCGGCCATTGGCGTTCTTTCTGCCCGCGTGGGGCTGCTTGCTGGTCTGCAAGGTGGGGAGGTCAGAAGGGGAGGGTGTCGCCAAAAGATGCGCGACCAAGTTGGGTCATGCCGTCACGGATACGGTGGCGGGTAGCGTCGTCGACACGGGTGAGCACGAGGAACGCGCTACACGCAGACTCGGTGCCGTAGAACACGACGCTGTGCGGCTCCACGCTGTTGGGGTCGTAGGCGATCACGAAACACTGGTCAGGGTCAGGCGTTCCGGTGTTGTCGACGGAGGGGCAGAGGTACAGCACGACGTTGGACATTGGGTTCTCCTGCGTGGGAAAGGGCGCCGACCGAAGCCAGCGCCGTGAAGGGTGAGGGTCAGACGTCCCAGCCGATGGACCGGGCGAACGCGATCAGGCTCTCCATCGCCTCGTCGTCGTCAATGCTTTCATCCCACGGCATCTCGTCTTCGGTGGGCTGTTGGTCGTCGTCGATGCCCTCGCATCGAGCGCAACCGCAGTAGGACGATTCGGGGTTGAAGTGGCTGGTGAACATCGGTGGGCTCCTCTTGGGCTGCATCCCGCAGCTCGTGAGCGACCCTAACCCGGATTCGCATAAAAAGGAAAGTCCTTTCTACGCAAACGGATCTGTCTCTGGCTTCCACTCGTTTGATGGCTCTGCATCGCGTTGCTTAAAGCGGAAAGGCAACCCGAGCTTGGCGGCTTTTTCGCGCTCCGGTGTGATCGCCCACGGTCCGGAGAGATCACCCCGCAGCTCTTCGTGGCGCACCGATCGCAGCTGGTACCCGATTCGCACCTGTGCGCCGTCCTCCAAGCAGATGCGGGAGTAGGGGCAGGGGTTGGCCGCAGGACCGACGCACGAGGCCACCTGACGCGGGTGATACGGGCGCCGCTGTGCCTCGATGCGCGTGAGCGCCCACCAGCCTGCATCGGTCTGCCAGTCGTCGAGGTCACCTTGCCCGAGTGGGTACCGCTCACGGGCGAAAAACTGGCGGTTGCTCAGGGCGTCGAGCACGTCGGCATACCTGCCGGGGTCGAGCCCGTTGGCGAGGATCGTCTGGAGGTAGACGGCCCGCGTCGTGTCGATCCGCTTGTCCCTCGACAGCCCCGGCGAAACCGGGTGCGGCGTCGCCTTCGTGGGCTTCGGCGGAGCCAGCATCTCCGGGACACGCGGCACGCTCTTACGCAGCGTGTTGTAGATGACGCCTGCGACCTCGACGGGCACCTTGACGTCGGAGATCGATGCGATCGGGTCGCGCAGCAGCCACGCATAGCAGCGGATCTGGGGGTCCAGGCGGAGCTTGCGCCCGTAGCGGATCAGGTCGCGCTCCGCCGTCGTCTTGTGCTCGACGATCCACACGAGCCCGGTGCTTCGCTCCCGGATGAGCAGGTCCATCTCGCCGCCCTGTGCCCACCGGCGCCACGTTTTCTTGCCCGTGAGCGTCACGAGCTGGCCCTGACTCAGCTCGGTTGCGGGTGGCCTGTCGAGGATCGGCCCGCCGTGTTCCGGGTGCACGAGCCAGCGGCCCACCTGCGTGCCCACACCCAGGATCTCCCACTCTGTCGAGTCGTGCTGCCAGTGGTGCTCGACGTAGTGGGCGAACATCCCCCAGCTCTCGGCGGCGATCTCGTTGTTCTCCCGGTGCATCTCGTCGGGCATCAGGCCCTCGTATGCGGCCACGGCCTCGGCAACAGCGGCGCGGCGCTGGTCCAGCCACGGCTCGATGACGGCCCCGTACAACCAGAGGCACGACTGCGGCGGCAAGCAGCCGTTGCGGTACCACGCGTCAAGCAGCCTGTGGACCAACGAGCCCTGCCTGAGCGCAGCGGGCGACTCTCCCTTGGGGGCAAGGCCCTCGACGTAGCGGAAGGCCCATTTGCGCTCGCAGGCGGAGGTGCCGCGCTCGCTGTTCGTGACGACTCGCATCAGCATCAGAGATCTCCGAAGTCGCGGGGTTCATCGGCCAGCAGATCGTCGAGGTCGGCATCACCGAGGCCGCCCGACGTCATGCCCATCCGGACCAGCGACTGGTAAGCGGCCTGCTCTCCGCCATCCGGGTCGTGGAGCTCAAGCCCAAGGTGGCCATCGCGTTCAAGGGTGGCGCGGCGGGTTCGTGGAAGGTCGACGGTGCGGATCTCGTCGTGGTTGAGGGTGCCGGTGTTCGTGTTGAACCTCACGTCATCGTCGTCGCCGACCCATTCCTGCTTGTTCAGGGCGGCGACAGCGTTGACCACACGGCGGCAGGTGGCGATGTCCATCTGGCCCATGTGCGCCTGCTCCGGGGTGAGCCGCAGCGTCGAGGCCAGCCAGCCGTAAGCCTCGCCACGCGTCATCGTGCCGTTGCGCCAGAGGCGATCGAACACCGCGTGGGCGAGGGACCGAGCCCGCCGCAGCTCAGGGTTTGCGGGCACGCCCAGCGCCTTGTCGGTGCCAGGGTGGCAGCCAACCCACCCGCCACAGCCCTCGCAGAGCCAGAACAGCTTGTCCTTGAGGTCGACGCGGCCCCGGTACAGCTCGTCGCCTCGACGAAGCCGCATCTGTATGCGGCCACCGCAGCACGTCGACGGTGCGCGTTTTGGAATGCGGAAGGCCACGGTTACCCCCAGAAGTCGACGGGTTCCACGTCGACGGCAGTGGCGATGGCTTCGAGGCTCGACACCTGAAGCGCTGCGCCGTTTTCGTTGATCGCCCGGTACAGCGTCGAGGTGGACAGGCCTGCGGCTTTGGCGACCTCCGCCGTGCTCACGCCGATCCGTTCGCGGGCCTCGGTGAAAACCTTGGTGAACTGAAACTTCTGCTTCTTGCTGGCCATGTTCTTGTTTCTCCTTTGCGGGAATGCGCTCAGAAAGCGCGGATTGGCGTGCCTGCCCCGTCGAGGGCGGCAAGCACGAGGGTTTTGCGGGCACGGGTGATCGCGACGTAGGCCAGATTGCGTTCCTGGCCGACCTCCCACGCCTGCTTCGCCATCCGCGACGGCAGCCGGTGGGGGTCAAGGATCACGACGCGGTCAGCTTCGGAGCCCTTGGCCTTGTGGATCGTCGAGAGCGTGACGACGTTCTTCACCTCGTCAGAGAACATCGACGTGATCGCCTCTTCCAGCTCGGGCAGCGTGCGCACTTCGAGGGCGAAGGCCCGCAGCGTCTCCACCTTGTCGTGGAGCGCTTCCAGCTTGTGCTCGTGGCCGGCCTTCTTCAGCTTCTCGGTCTGCGTCTTGGTGTAGCTGACCAGCTTTTCCAGCAGGTGCGACACTGACGTGGGGCGGAGCTGCTTCACGAGGGCGCTGAGCCCCTGGCCGATCTCGCGACCGAGCACGCGACACGGCACGCGCTTGCGCAGGAGGCGATAGGCCAGCGTGATCAGCGGAGCGGTGTTGCGGCAGATGACGAAGTCATCGGCAAGCCAGTCGTGTTTCTCCAGCGACGGCGCCAGCACGACGGTACCCGCAGGAGCCCCGGCGACTGCTTCGAGGTGCGGCACGAACTGCTTGGCGATCGCGACGACGTCGGTGGGGCAACGGTAGGTGACCGTGAGGGGGAACGCCTGAGCGCCAAACTCCCGACCGATGGCCCCGAGGCTGTCGCTGTCGGCGCCACGGAAGCCGTAGATGGCCTGATGGGCATCGCCCACGGCGATCAGGCGCCCGTCGTCAGCAACCGCGCCGTGCAGCATCTTGCGCTGAATCGCGCTCACGTCTTGGGCCTCGTCGATCATCACCCACTTGAACCGGGGCATCGGCAGCCCAAGCACGACGGTCAGGTACAGCTGGTCGTCGAAGTCGATCACGTTCGTGTCGAGCAGGCCGATGCGGAGCACCTTGCGGGCGTGCTCGATGGCCTGCGGCATCAGCGTGTCGTCGTTGTACGGCGCCGCGATGTCGAAGTGGTCGATGATGTGATCCCACTCCGCCTTCGTGTCCTCGACGATGCCCACCGCGTTGTGGATGCCGCTCGGAACAAGGCCGACGGTCTTGGCTTTGCCCACGAGCTTGCTGACCGTCGACGCCCACTTGCGGCACTCGGCGGAGCCTTTTCCAAACAGGTTGTCGATGATCGTGCTGGTCTTCTTGGCGTCGAGGCGAACGTTGCCAAACTCTCGGCAAACGCAGCGGTGACCGAGGCTGTTGAGCGTCATCGCGCTGACGTGCGACGGCATCCCGCGACCCTGCACCTCTTCCACGGCCTTCTTGTTGAAGGCGAGGTAGAGCACGCGATCGGTGCTGGGGATCCGCGTTGCTGCTTCGCGCAGCGTCGTCGTCTTGCCGGAGCCCGCGACCGCTTCGAGGATCGCGGCGCGGTGCTTGGGCGCGGGATCCTCTACCCAGGAGAAGAACGCGGCGTGCTGTGGGGTGATCTGAAAAGCCATTGTGCTGTCCTCGTGTGCTGCTTCCCGCAGCGGTGTGCTTGTGGTGGTTGCTCAGCCGTTGAGCGGCCAACCGCTTTTCTTCCAAACGGTGTTCTGCGTGATCTTCTTGCCGACCTTGACGACGTGGTCGACGACGACGTCAGCGACCGGGTTGATGTCAACCCTGCCGGACTCGTGAGCGACCGTCGCCGCATAGATGGCGGCTTTTTCGGTGGCGTGGGTACGACCGATCTGAACCCAGCTCTGCGAGCGCAGGCACCAGTACTTGGCGACGTAGAACTCTGAGGCTTTGGGCTCGGTCTTGAGGGTGAACATCGGCGGACCTCCTGTGTCGCATCCCGCGACCCGCCGACCGTAACCCGCATTCGCAAAAAAAGGAAAGCGCTAAATGCGAAACCGTCGACTGACGGCCTGATCTGCTGCGCTTGCGTTCAGGCTTTTCTTTTTTCGGGAGGTGGAGGAAGCTG